CTCGGGATCCGGCTTGCCGGCGGCGAATGGCCCGTGTTCGTCCAGCTCACCCTGCTGTCGATCGCCATCGCGGCGCTTTCCTGGCATGTCCTCGAGAAGCCCGCGAACGGCCTGAAGCGACATTTCGTCGTGCGCGGACAGCCGGCGTCATAGGCCCGCGACGACCGGTCGCCGCCTCTGGCATCGTTGTTCGCAGCGCCCTCAATACTGGCGATCATTACTGGTCGCGGATCCTCGCCGGCGACCTCTAAGGGCCGCTCGCCGGCCGCTATTGTCTGGTGATGATCACCAACGGAGACATGCAAGCTCATCAAGATCGGCGCGAAGATCGTCCGCCATGGCCGTTATGTCACCTTCCAAATGTCCGCGATCGCCATCCCCCGTAACCTGTTCGCCGCCATCCTGCGCCGCATCGACCGGCTCCGACCGAAGCCAGCCCCGGCAAGACCGACGGCATTGCGTTCGTTTGCCCCGCCGCCGACAGGGTCGGTGCGCCTCGATCGGCGGCAAACGTGCCATTCCGCGCCACCAACCCTGCCAAATGGTGCTCAATTATCGGGATCGGCTCGAAGACGCCGTTTTTCGAAGCGGGATTGAACGTCGAGCGGTTTCCGGTCACTCTGAACCAGTTGGGAGGGTTCCACTAGGGGAATCCAGGATGACAACGGCCGAACCGACGAACCGGAGAGACAGGAGAAGAGGGGGGGGGGAGTTACCGATGCACAGGACTTTCATGGCGGCCTTGCTCGCCTCATCCGCGCTGGTGTTCGTGCCCACCGCGGGCGCGCTTGGCGATCCGGTCGGCCGGGTCACGATGGTCAATGTCTGGGCATACGGAACCCCGCCGAACCAGGCCACCCGGGATCTATTCGAGCCGGAGGTCGTCAATACCGACGAAGTCGTCAGGACCGTGACGCGCGGGGCCCTGCATCTGTCGTTCCTCGACAATTCGGTGTTGCGGCTGGGCAGCGCCAGTACGGTCACGCTGGATGAATTCGTCTACGACCCCTCGACCAGCGGCGGTGAAATGGCGATCAACCTGTCAAAAGGCGCATTCCGCTTCATCTCGGGCAACATGGCGAAGTCCGGGATTCTCTTCCGGACGCCGTCGGCGACGATCGGGGTCCGCGGCACCGATTTCGCGGCCCTGGTCGGTGAGGACGGCACGACCCGGATCACGGTCTATTCGGGCGAGGTCATCGTGACGCCTCTTGCCGGCGGGGCCCCGGTCTCGGTCGCGGCGGGACAGGACCTGACCGTCTCCCTGAATGGCGAAACCGGCGAACTCGGCAACGGCTTCCGCACGGTCGATCCCGGCCTCGATGAGGACGAGGGCTTCGACGGCTCCAGCGGCGGGCCGGGCGGCAGCGGGGGTGGCGGCGAGGGCGGCTGAACGGTCGCGAAGTCGAGCGTGACGCCGCGCTGATAGGCCCATAGATCGATGTCGCGCGAGATGAACTCCGAGCCCTGATCGATGCGGATCGTCTTCGGATAACCGAGCTGGCAACACGCGCACTCCAGTGTCCGCACGAAGTCCATCGCCCAGCCTTCGCGCCGCAGCAGCACGTGTACACGCTGGTAGCCGAAGCGCACGCGGGTCTGACAGATCTCCCTGATCCGATGACCCGACCCGAAACCTGAACGGCGACACCAGCCGACCCTAGCTCCCGCCGCCGTATTCCTCTTGGCTGTCTGGTGCCCGACAGGGGCGCTGGCCCCACCCTCGTGGGGAACATTCCGGGAACGTCTTTTGACTGTAGTTTGTCAAAACCGGGCTGAATTACCCCCAAATGAGCCGAATTGGCCTCTTAAGGGCGCTCGAAAATGGCTGAAAATCGGCGGTTTTCTGCACCTCGCGGAACTCGCGGCGCTGCTTTGGGAGCAGCAGGTCGCTGGTTCGAATCCAGTCGCCCCGACCACTTATCCTCTTGATTTCAAACGTGTTTTTTGGGCGCTTCCGGCGGCCTTCCGGCGCCGTCTGGCGGGCTTTTGACTGTCTTTTGTCAATTGCCCGAGTCGCGCCGCCGCCTCGACCGCGTCGGCGACGTTGTCGGCGTCGACGTTGAGGTAGTGCATCGTCGTCGTGATCTCGCTGTGGCCGAGCGCCTTCTGCGCGGCCCGGAGATTGCCGGATCCGAACAGCACCCGGGTGCCGAAGGTCTTCCGCAGGTCGCGCGGCGTCACCTCCTCGATCCCGGCGGCCTCGCAGGCGGTGCGGAAGCTCCGCCGGATCGAGCGGATCGGCTTCCGCTTCTTCGAGTAGGTGAAGACCGGGCCGCTGCCGGCCGGGCCGAGGTTGGCGAGCAGGGCCAGCATCTCGCCGGCGATCGGCAGCCGGAGGACGCGGCCGCCCGGCTGCTTCGATTTCACCCGCACGGTGATCACCCGCGACCGCAGGTCGACGTCGCGCCAGTCGAGCGCGAGCAGGTTGCCGGTCCGGAGCCCGGTCAGGACGCCGGCCCGGATGATCGGCTCGAGGTGCCTGGCGCGCGCCGTGATCGCGGCGAGCAGGCGCTGCTGCTCGTCGGCGGTGAGCGTCCGGGTTCGCGGATCCGGCTCGCGCAGGCGGTGCCGGTTGAAATTCACCGGCGGCTCGGCATCGGCCTTCACCCGCCAGACGTCGCGCGCCATGTGATGGACGGCGCGGAGATGGACGATCTCGGCATTGATCGAGCGCGGCGAGAGCACGCCGCCCCGGGGCGTCGGCTGGCCGCGCCGGCGCGCCCGCCAGTCGGCGAGCACCGCGTCGGAGATCTCGTGCAGGTGGATGCCGGCCGGCATGATCTCGAGGAACTTCCCGCACATCCGCCAGATGTCCCGGGCCGAGGCGAGCTGCGGCTCGCCGGTCGAGAGGCAGACATGGTCGAGCCAGTAGCGGCCGAAGGCGGCCTCCAGCGTCATCGGCTGCGGCCCGGCATCGCGGCGCAGCCCGAGCGCGATGTCGCGGACCGCGACGCTCAGGATCGCGCGGGCGAGCGACCTGTCCGTTGTGCCCAGGCAATGCCGAAGTCGATGACTTCGCCCGTCCGGGTCGCGCACCGTGACGTTCGCGTAGTAGCGGTCCGAGCCGGGGATCTTGACGACGATATCGCGCTGTGTTCGGGGCATTTCTCTCGCCCGGCGGCGACGAAGGCGCGCAGGTCCTCGACCAGGTAGGTGCGCCTCGGCCGCTTCCGGCCCTTTCCTCTGACGATGCAGGCCAGATCACCACGATCGACCGCCGCCTTCAAGTCGCGCGGCTGCATCCCGCACATGCGGGCGGCCGTCTGGTGGTCGACGACCAGCGGTTCCGGCAGGCGAATCCTCGATCCTGCCATGGCGGCCGCCCTCAGACCCGCATCGGCATGACGACGCCGATCATCTCGCCGTCGACATGCAGGCGGACCGGCGAGCCCGGGTTGATGACCTGCAGGCCGACCTCGCCGTCGCCGACCCGCGCGAGGAAGCTCTCGAGGTAGCGGACGTTGACGCCGAACTCGACCGGCTCGCCGCCCGCCCAGTCGATCGCCAGTTCGTCGCTTGCCTCGCCGCCCGCGCCCCTGGCCGAGATCCGGGCGACCGGCCGGTCGTCGCCGCCCTCGGCCGGGCTCGCGCCGATCTCGATCTTCACCGGGCTGCCCGTCTTCGACGCCTCGGCGAGCGGCCGCACCCGGCCGAGCGCGGCGCGGAGCGCCGGCGCGTCGAGGCGGGCGATCGGCTCGTCGCCGCTCGGCACGACGCGCTGGTAATCGGGGAAGGCGCCGTCGATCAGCTTCGACACGAGCCGCCAGTCGCCCTGTTCGACGGCGATCGCGGCGGCGCTCACGCGGATCTCGAGGGCGTTGCCGGTGGCGTCGATCAGGCCCTGCAGCGCCGCCATCGTCTGCCGCGCGACGATCACGCCCGGCATCTCGCCGGCGCCGTCCGGCAGGTCGGTCCGGGCGATCGCGAGCCGGTGCCCGTCGGTCGCGACGGCGAGCAGCCGGCGCTCGCCGTCCGTCTCGCCCACGTGCAGGTAGCTGCCGTTCAGGTAATAGCGGGTCTCCTCGGTCGAGACGGCGAAGGCGCTGTGGTTGATCAGCTGGAGGAAACGCGGCGCCTCGATCCGGAAGCTCGCCGCCTTCGCCTCGTCCTCCCGGCCCCAGGCCGGGAAATCCTCGCCCGGCAAGGTCGCCATCGCCCATTTCGCCCGGCCCGCGCCGAGCCGCGCCCGGCCGTCGTCGGCGCCCGCCTCGATGCGGATCTGGCTGCCGGCGGCGGCGGCGGCGGCGATCGCGGCCAGCTGGCCGGCCGGGAGGGCGCGCTGGCCGTTGACGGCGGTCTCCGCCTCGATCGTCACGGTCAGGCGGGCATCGAGGTCGGTGGCGGTGATCTCAAGCGCGCCGGTCGTGGCGGTGACCAGGACGTGGCTCAGGATCGGGATCGTCGAATGGCGCTGGACGATCCGCACGGCCTGGCGCATGGCGCTGCTGAGCGCCGCCTGCTCGACGGTGACGATCATGGATAGGTCTCCTCGAAAAGCACGGAAAGGATGTGATTGACGGCGCTCCAGCCGGGATCGCGGGTCGCGAGTTCATCGGCCAGTTGGTCGAGGCCGCCGGCAAGCGCAGTCCTGTCCGCGGCAAATTCGATGCCGCGGCATTTGAGCAGCCATCCGCGGAGGTGGTCGCGGTGCACGCCGATCTGATCGTCGCCGCGGCTGGGCTCCTCGTATGACAATCGCTTCTCGATCGCCGTCTCGATCGTCGTGACGACGGTGCGCCAGTCTTCGGGCCCGAGCCCGTAGAACGGCTCGCCGTTCTGGCGCATGGTCGTGGCGAAGATGCCCGCCGGCGCATGGTCGACGATGAGCCGCAGCAATGCGCCGGGCGGACCATGGTCGGTGACGACCTGAAAGATGGCGTCCTGCGCGGGCCGGTTCATGCGGCGCTCCCGCGGCCGCGGCCGAGATCCTGCAGCACGCGGGCGGCGCGGGCGGCGAGGCGCCGGGACGGCGCCGCGTCGCGCAGCTCGCGGAGCCGGGCGAGCGCCTGGCAATAGCGCGCCGGCTGGTTGGCGGCGCGGGCCTGCCGGGCGACGTGCGACCAGCGCCAGAGCCCGACCGTGGCGATCTCGAGCGCCGAGGCCGTGCGGACCAGGGTGATAGCGGGGGCCGGCCGTTTGCCCGCGTCACCGTCCTGTCGTTCGTCCCTCATGCCGCCCGCGCCATCTTCCTGTCGGGCGTCCATCAGGCCGCCCTCCGGCCATCGTCGCGGCACATGGTCTTCGCCGCTTCTTCCCGGGCCAGTTCGCCCAGGGCCTCGATCTCGGCCCGTGTGAAGCCGCGGCTGAGCAGGTGGCCGGTCTCGACCGTGCCGCCGTTGGCGGCGGCGATCTCGACGATGGCGCGCGCGAGCTCGCGGACGCGGTGGCGGTCGATGCGGGAATGCGGTTTCATGGCGATCTCCTGTTGATGACAGGGATCGAAAATGAACAAAATGTTTATGATCGTCAACAACAAATAGTTCGATCACTTGGAGACGCCATGTTCATCGTGAGTGCGATTTTTCCGTCATCTCGTGCCAGAGTGCTGGTTTGCAGGCGCTTAGATACAATCATAGCGAGGGCAATACAGGCGTTGCCCGCCCGGTTCGCGCGAATCGCCCTGCTTGCCGGTGCGGTCGCCGTGGCCGGTCCGGCGCTGGCACAGCCGGCGCCGGCGGAGCCGCCCCTCTCGGCCTGGGCCCAGGTCACGCGGGTGATCGACGGCGACACCTTCCGGGCGGACGTGCGGATCTGGATCGACCTGACGCTTTCGACCGCGGTACGGGTTCGGGGCGTCGATACGCCCGAGATCCACGGCCGCTGCCCGGCCGAGAAGCAGGGCGCGGCGCGAGCTCGGGACTTCGCCGCCGCATTCCTGGCCGCCGGGCCGGCGCTGTTGTCAGACGTCGAGAACGGGAAATATGCCGGCCGGGTCGTCGCCACGGTCAGTGTCGGTGGCCGCGATCTCGCGGAGGCGCTGATCGCCGCCAGGCTCGGCCGGCGCTATGACGGGCACGGCCGCCGGCTGGGCTGGTGCGAATGAGCAGGATCGCACTCTAGGAACTAATGGCGCTCCTCCGGCGTTTTCATTGTTCGTGCCATGCTGAACGCCGAATTTCGATAGGGACCAGGCGAGCCGCGATACCATCCCAAGGTTGCGAGCGGGACAGCTCCGATAGCCGAGCATATTCCTATGTATCTCGCCCGTATTGCCGCCCTCGTGCCGGAGCTAGTCCGCTCCGCGCGCAGATGCTAGATTTTCTTCAATCCGCCTCTGGAGGTGTGCCATGGATCTGAAGTCGCTGTTTGCCGGGCTGCTCAGCCGGGTCCAGAGAATGCCGCCGCCGCCGCCGCCGCCGGGCTTCTATCTCACCGGCCCGGCGGTGGATCCGCCGGAGCCGATTGTTGACATCCCGGACGACGCGCCGCGCGCCGTGGTTGGCGGGGTCTATGCCATCACCTATCGCGATTCGTCAGGCAGGTTGTCGAAACGGACGATCACCGTGCATGAGTTCATCGGCCTGGGCGACGACGTGCTGATTGCCGCCTATTGCCAACTTCGCGCCGCGAAGCGACAATTCTACGCCTCGCGGATTCTCGAGTTCACCGACCTCCAGACCGGCGAGGTGATCGATGAGCCGGAGGACATCCTCTGGCTGTTCCGCCCTGACGATACCTCGGTCGCACTCCGCAATCACGGCGGGTCACTGGCCCTGCTGGTGGCGATCGGGCGCGTCGACGGCCGGCTGGCGGCGAAGGAGCGGGCGGTCGTCGCCGAGTGGCTGGTTTCCCGCGCCGGTCCCGGCGTGCTCGACCTGGGGCGGATCGATCGCCACATCGCCCGGCTGCGCCCTGATGTCGAAACGCTCGACCTGGCAATCGAATCCCTGGCGGCCGCGCCGCGCGAAGAGATCGCCGAAATCCTGAAGGCGGCGGAGCGGGTCGCCCGGGCCGATGGCAAGGTGGTGGCGGAAGAAGTCGCGTTCATCCGCGACATGAACCGCCAGCTCGGCCTGGCCGGTTAGGATCGGCGCTCATAGTCGGCGCGCCATCCAGGCAAGGCGGCCGATCACATTGACCTCGTCGGCAGTCCGCTCGTAAGCCGGGTGGTGACTATTGTCGGAGATGATCCGGATTGTTGCGGGGTCGGAGTGCGGAACGAACTCGATCCGCTTGACGACCACGCCGAAGCCGTCCCATAGCGCGAAGACGCCGGGCGGCGAGGGCGTGCGGTCGGCCAAGTTGATTAGCACGCGATCGCCGGAGCGGAGCGTCGGCTCCATGGAATCGCCCACGACCTCGATGATCCGCGCAGCCGCCGGATCGACGCGCAGCTCACTTCGCAGATAGCCGTCGGGGATTTCCCAGCCGGCACGAACTGCGTCCTGCTCGATTTGATTGCCATTGCCATCCGGCTGATAGGTGATCATGGCTTCGCCGCCGCCGCCTGCGCCGGCACGGACATCAATCTCGGCCAACCAGGCGCCCGGCGCATTGCCCGGCCTCCCGGGCGCGGTCGGCGCTTCTGAAAAGCCGAGCAGGTAATCCGGCGTCACGTTAAGCACCCGGCATATCTCTCGCAGCGTAGTGTAGTCCGGCTCACGCTGCGAGCGGACATAGTTACCGTAGCGTTCGGGCGAAATGCCTACGCGCCGAGCGACTTCTGCTGCAGATAATCCTTGGGCCTCGGCCGCCCGCCTCAGCTTCTTGCCTATTGCGATCATGCGAACAAAACGTTCAGCATCGCATGCCAATGCAATGCAAGTTTTGCTGTTGACGACAATGAACAAAATGTGCATGTGTCGGTGACATGAGCGCATTCCCGATCATACGCAATCTCGGCGGCCGCGACGCGGTCCTGGAGAAGCTCCGCGCCTGCGATACCGCCGCCAGCGCCGTTCGCACAATCGACGCGATGCGGATGTGGGAGGCACCCGGCCGCCGCGGCATTCCCGGCTGGGCGATCCTCGCCCTGATGCGTATCGCCGAGACAGAGGGCATCGCCTACCGGGCCGCCGACTTCGATTTTGATCCGCCCGCCGTACGCGAGGAGGCGGCATGACGGCCGCCCAGCGCCAGCGCCCGGCGGATCCCGGCCGCGATCAGGCGGGCCCCGGCGTCGTCCAGCCGGTCGAGCCGTCGGGCGAGGGCGTGCGCCTCCCGGTCCCGTCGCGCGCTGCGATCCTGTTCCATCGTGCGAGCATGCCGCGCGGCATCGCGCCGGTCATCGGGAAGGACGGGGGTCATTTCCCGCACCCGGGCCCGGCGGCGGTCCGGCCATGAGCGCCGCGCTCGGCCGGCCCCTCTCGCGGCCCGACTATCTCCGGCTCAAGGCCGCCTTCCGCCGCCTGGTCCGGGCCGCCGGCGGGCTGGAATCGGCGGCCATGGTGACCCGGGTCGGCAAGACCGAGCTCGGCCGCTACCAGCATGTGAACGAGCCGCTGTTCGCCCCGGTCGATGTCGTCGCCGATCTCGAGGCCGACACCGGCGAGGCCCCGGTGACCCGCGAGATGGCCCGGATGGCCGGGCTCGCCGTCTTCCCGCTACCCCGCCCGGAGCACGACGACCCGGCCTGGGTCGGCCATATCGCGAAGACGGCGAAGGAATGCGGCGAGGCGGTCGCGCGCACCGCCGAAGCCCTGAGCGTCGGCGGCACGATCACGGCAGACGAGATCCGCGAGATGGGGCTTCGGCAGGAGATCGCCGAGGCGGTCGAGGCGCTGGCCGCGCTCGACGCCGCGCTCCGCGCCGTCGAGGCGGTCGGTGCGGCGGCGCCGGCCGGGGAGGGCTGACAGTGAGCCGATCAGTCCTCACTGCCGGGGAAGCTTCTCGCCGACCCGAAGTGCCGGACCCGGGCGCAGAAATCCGCTGCCTGGTCGTGGCGCGCCGGATCAGCGCACCAGGCGCTCGCCATGCTGAGGTCGTCCGGGCCCCGCAGATAGGGGGTGCTCAGTCCGACGACCCGGCCGACCGCGATGTCGGTGAAATCGACCTCGGCCGCGACGACGAGCGGCAGGATCAGCCCGAGCATCCTGCGCTCGGTCGGTTTGCCGTTCCTGTCGGTGCCGTCGATCACAGCGCGCGCGGCAAGCACGCCGTCCGCGCCGCCGGCCTCGAGGGCGGCCGGGATCGCCGCCCGCATCGCCTTGCCGAGCCGATCGATCACCTGCCAGTGGTTCGCCTGCGGCGCCATGTCGACGGCCAGCACCACGTCCGGACCGATGATCGTGACCCGGCGGATGCGCTCGTCGGCCGCGGCAATCCGCTCCTCGACCGTGCGCGGCGCAGCCGTGGCGTTCTCGTCGGCCGAAGCCGGGCCGGGGGCAGGCACCTCAGTATCTGTTGTCGGGGTCGGCGGCTCGATCGGAGTCACGGTCGCGGCCATGCCAAGCACGGCGGCGAGTGCAGCCCCTGTCCAGCCGAAAGCGACCGGAGCGCGCCTCGGCGCCTTAGCGAATGGCCAGGCCCAGCGCGGCCTGATCGCCGCGACGACGACCATAACCAGCGCGGCGAGGCTCAGCAGGGCGAGCAGGGCGGACAGCATCGGAGCGTTCCCTCAGCGGTCACAGCAACCGCGAGCATCGCCCGCGAGTCTTCATCGCGTCAAGAAGGGGATTGTCATGCCTGAGCCTCTGATCGTCCTGCCGCCGCTCGGCCGGGTGCCGGCCGGCATTCACGGGACCGGCCGCAAGGTAGCCCGGATCGCGCTCGTTACCCTGCTGATCTGGGTCGGCCTAGTCGGCCTCGCCTGGTACGTGCTTGACCGAATTGCGGCCGCGCCACCGCCCGGAGTTACATACGACGAGCCTCCCGCCGCCCGCCAACCCGGGAACGACCTATGATCCTGACCAACGAAGACCTCGCCGCGCTCTCGGCGCTCTGGCGGATCCACGGTGGCGAATGCGCCTACCGAGACGATGACCCGGACGGGCGGATCCTCGCCCGGCTGGCCGGCCTCGGCTTCGTCACCGTGACCGACCGGGTCCTCGAGCCCGGCCCGGTCACGGTCCATTGCCTCACCGAGGCCGGCCGCTGGGCGGTCAAGCACTGGCGGACGATGCCGGCGCACGGCCTGCCGCACCGCACGCTCGCCGAGGTCGATCGCCCGGCGCCGCCAGATGCGCCGGCCTGCGACCATGTCGCGGGCTATTGCATGACCTCGGCCGGCTGTGCGGTGGCAATCCGCTGTGCCCGGCCGGCGGAGGCCGGCTCGGGCCGCTACAACGCGCACCGGCCCGGGGCGCTCTCGTGAGCCCGCGGCACGGCCCGGGCGCGGCCGGCGCGATCATGCTGCCGACCGGCCACCTGGTCGACCCATTCGCCCTCGGCCCAGGCGACATCGCCCGCCTGCCGCTCGCCCAGATCCTGCCGGAGACGCTGGCGACCCTGCCGCGTTTCGGCGGCTGTCCGCCCGGCCCGGCCTACTCGGTCGCGCAGCATTGTTGCGAGCTCGCGCTTGCCTTCGCCAACCCGGCGCTCGGCCTGGCCGGGCCGGCCGACGAATGGCCGCGCGCCGGATACCGCGACGACTGCATGGCCTGGGCGCTGCTGCACGAGGTCTTCGAGGCGCTGACCGGGCTCGACGTGCCGTCGCCGATCAAGCGCCGCTGGCCGCTCTACCGGGACACCGAGGCTTACGTCCTGCAGCATGTCTGCGGGCTCTACGGCATCGACCCGGCCGAGCCCGCCTGCCTCGAGGCCGATGCCCGGATCGTTCTTGATGAGGCCGCCTGGCTGTTCGGCCGCGACAGCGCGCCGCTGTTCGCCGCGCCGGGCACCCGGCCGCTCGGGATCCGCCCGGACCGGCGCTGGGATTTCGAGGAGGCGTCGCGGCGCTTCCGCGACCTCTGGCTCAGCCATGTCGCGCCGCGCCGGCGCGACGGGGCAGACCCGCGGGTCTCGGCCCTCGCCATGCGGCGGGCGGTCGGGACGGTGCCGGCATGACGGTCGACCCGGAACGCCTTGCCGACTGGCTGCATCGCCTGGTCCCAGCCGACGATCTCGGCCTCACCGGCGCCCGCTTCGACTGGCTCGGCCGGGCGCTCGACCTCGACCGGGCGGCCGCCGCCGCCGCCTGGTTCCGCCTCGGCCTCGGCGCCGCGCGGATCGAGGCGGGCGAGGCCGGCGCGCCCGGCTGGTCGATCCATCCCGAGGCCGATCGGCGGGAGGGCCGGCTGGTCATCACCCTGCCGCTCGCGATCGAGGGCCGGGTGCTCGACCTGGTCGCGCTGGACCCGGCCGACGGGGTGCTCTGGTGGCCGCTGCTCGGCGGCCATGCGCTCGGCGACCCGGCGCTGGCGCTCGCCCGCCAGCGCGGCGCGCCGCTCCGGGTCTTCTCGGGCCCGCTGGCCTGGCTCCGCGCGGCGGCCGAGCCGCTGCCGCCCGGGCATGCCCCGGTGCCGGGCGGCAGCGGCTATTGCCCGCTCGGGCTCGACGACGCGGCGCTGGAGGCGGCGCTTGCCGGCCTGCCGGCGCTCCATTGCGACGACGCCGCCTTCGGGCAGTCGCTCGCCGACCGGATGAAGAATGCCCGCCGGGCGCGCCGCGCGGCCGAGCCGCGCCTGCCGGAGGTCCGGGTGCGGGCGCGTCGCTCGCCCGCCATCGTGGCGAGCGCGCCAGAAAACGCGCCCGTGAACGGGGCGAGCGCGGCAAAAAGCTCGCCCGTGAACGGGGCGAGCGCGACGGACGTTGAGGCGGGGAGGGTGGCCGCGTGAGCTTGGTCTATGACGTCAGTCTGTTCGATAGCCTGTTCCAGGAGATTTATCCGTGATCGTGACCGTGGAACGTTCGACCCTTGCCGCGGCGGCGAAGGCCGCGCGAAACCATGCCGCAACGGGCAAGGATGCCGGCGTGCTCGGCATGGTGCTGATCAGCGCCGAGCCCGACGGCGCCATGTCACTGGCCGCGACCGACATGACGCGCCGCTTCGAGGTCCGGTTCGAGGCGGAGGTGACGCGCGCCGGATCGGCCCTGTTGCCGGCCGTCGAGCTCGCGGCGCTCGCCGATCGCGCGACCGAGGGCAGCCAGGTGCGGATAGAGATCGACTATCCGTCGCCGGCGACGGCGCGGGCCGGCCGGAGCCGATGGCGCATGCCGGTCGACCAGGCCGAGAATTTTCCCGCCTGGTCCGGCGCCTTGACTCCGCCGTTCGAGATGCCCGCCGGTGCGCTCCGCCGATTGTTCTCCCGAACGCTGTTCGCGGCGGAGCGCACCGGCGGCTCGAGCTACTTCCTGATGGGCGTCCATCTGAGGCTCACCGGCCCCGCGGATGCGTTGCGGCTGGTCGCCGTCGCGACCAACGGCCACCAGCTCGCCATAGCCGATTGCCTGGCGCCGGCCGGCAGCGGCGGGCTGCCCGACGGCGGCGTGACCGTGCCCGACGACGCCGTCAAGGACCTGTTGGGCATGCTGCCGAAGGAGAGCTCTGATCCGGCGGCGGTGGCGATCGGTGAGCACGATCTGACGGTTCGCTTCGGCGACTGGACGTACTACACGCGGCTGATTGACGGCAGTTTCCCCGACTACGAGCGGGTTATCCCGCCGGAGACGGGACCGCTCTGCACCATGCCGGCGCCGGCCCTCCGCGCCGCGCTCGGGCGGATCGAGCCAATGGCCGACATGCATAGCGAGAAGGGCCCGTCGACAACCTACCGGGTCAGGAGAGTGGAGATAGACGTCGGCCCCTCGGACGAGGCGGCAGACGACGGTCGCCCGGCAATGCGGCTGACCGCAGCCGGGCCCGACGGACGGCAAGCCGAGGACGAGATCGCCGTCGAATGGAGCGGCGTAGATGCCTGGAGAACCGCCTTCAACATCCCCTACCTGGTCGACTTCGCCGCGCAGGCCGAGCCTGGCGCGATCGCCTTCCGGGTGCACGGCCTGGGCGCCGGCAACGGCCCTGTCCTGGTTTACGCGGACGGCGACCTGCTCGGCGTGATCATGCCGCTACGGCGATGAGCCTGCGCGCGATCTCCTACGTCTTCGACCACTCGCTGGCCGAGGGAAAAGCGCGCCTGGTTCTTCCGGCGCCGCTCGCCTGTCAATGGATGGACGGCCATCCCGGCGAGGGCGGCCGCTTCTGCGGCGCGCCGGTCGTCCCGGGATCGTCCTGGTGCCCGGCGCACCGGGCGCGGGTCTTCCTGCCGGCCGACCAGCAGCCGGCCCCGCTCCGGTGGCTGCCGTCATGACGGGCCTCGTCATCGACAATTTCGCCGGCGGCGGCGGCGCCTCGACCGGCCTCGAGCAGGCGCTCGGCCGGGTCGACGTGGCGATCAACCACGACCCGCGCGCGGTCGCCATGCACGAGGCGAACCATCCCGAGACGCGGCACCATTGCCAGTCGGTCTGGCGCGCCGACCCGCTCGACGTGACGGGCGGCCGTCCGGTGCGCTGCGCCTGGTTCTCGCCGGACTGCACCTATTTCTCGAAGGCGAAGGGCGCGGCGCCGATCCGCGACGGCCAGCGGCACCGTCGCGACCTCGCCTGGGTCGTCGTGCTCTGGGCCGAGCGGGTTCGCCCGGCGGTGATCCTGCTCGAGAATGTCGAGGAGTTCCGGGACTGGGGGCCGCTGCTGGAAAACGGCCGGCCCTGCCCGGTCTCGAAGGGCATGACCTTCCGGCGCTGGAAGCGCCAGCTGCAGCGCCTCGGCTACCGGGTCGAGCATCGCGAGCTCCGCGCCTGCGATTACGGCGTGCCGACCAGCCGGAAGCGCCTGTTCGTCGTTGCCCGGTGCGACGGCCTGCCGATCGTCTGGCCCGAGCCGACCCATGGCGACCCGGCCAGCGCGGCGGTCGCCGCCGGCGCGCTCAGGCCCTGGGCGACGGCGGCCAGCGTGCTCGACTGGTCTCAGCCGATCTACTCGATCTTCCTGACGCGGGAAGAGGTCAAGGCCCGCCGCCTGCCCTGCCGCCGGCCGCTCGCCGACAACACGATGGCGCGGATCGCCCGCGGCGTGCAGCGCTATGTCCTCGACGCGGCGGAGCCCTTCATCGTGCCGATCACCCATTCCCGCAACAAGGCCGTTCACGGCCTGCGCGAGCCGCTCCGCACGATCACGACGGCGCATGGCGGCGAGTTCTCGCTGGTCTCGCCCTTCTTCGTGCCGCGCTACGGCGAAAGGGCCGGGCAGGCGCCGCGATCGAGCGGCCCGGTCGAGCCGCTGCCGACAATCGTGCCGACCGCCAACGGCGCCTCGCTCGTCGCCGCCTTCATGGCGCAGCACAACCTCGGCATGGTCGGCCATCCGCTGACCGACCCGCTCTCGACGATCACGACGCGCGGGACCCAGCAGCAGCTCGTCGCCTCGCACCTGATGAAGTTCCGCGGAACCTGCCGGGACGGCCAGCCGCTCGCCCGGCCGGTGCCGACGGTCACCTCGGGCGGCGAGCATCTGGCCGAGGTCCGGGCCTTCCTGATCAAGTATTACGGCGCCGGAATCGGCCAGGCAGCCGGCGATCCGCTGCACACGATCACGACACAGGACCGCTTCGGCCTCGTGACCGTCGCCGGCGAGGACTACGCGATCGCCGACATCGGCATGCGGATGCTGACGCCGCGCGAGCTCTTCTCAGCCCAGGGCTTCCCGTCCGACTACCGGATCGACTTTGAATACCGGGGCAAGCCGCTCTCCAAGGTCGCCCAGATCGAGCTTTGCGGCAATTCGGTCCCGCCGGGCCTCGCCCGCGCGCTCGCCGCCGCGAACGTGCCCGGCGCGCTCTCGATCGAGGCCGCGGCATGAGCGCCCCGCTCGATCCGCCGCTGCCGGAGGGGCAATACCGGGTGATCCTGGCCGATCCGCCGTGGCAGTTCCGGAGCTGGTCGGCGAAGGGCGAGGGGCGCTCGGCGCAGGCCCATTACGACACCATGCCGACGGCCGAGATCGCGGCCCTCCCGGTCGGCGACTTGGCGGCGGCCGATTGCGCGCTGTTCCTCTGGGCGACCTGGCCGATGCTGCCGGACGCGCTCGCCGTGATCGCCGCCTGGCGCTTCACCTACAAGACGCTCGCCTTCGACTGGGTGAAGACGCTCGCCCGCCATGACGGCGCCGCGCCGCTGTTCCTGACCGAGCGCGACTTCCACATGGGCGGCGGGCTGACCGCGACCAGGTCGAACACCGAGCCCTGCCTGCTCGCGACCCGCGGCGCGCCGAAGCGCCTCGACGGCGGCGTCCGCCAGCTGATCATCGCGCCCCGGCGCGAGCACAGCCGCAAGCCCGACGAGACCCGGCCGCTGATCGAGCGGCTCTATGCCGGGCCCTGGCTCGACCTCTTCTCCCGCACCGACCGCCCCGGCTGGACCTGCTGGGGCCGCGAGGCGGGCAAGTTCAACGCCGAAACGGAGGATGCCGCGTGAGATACACCCACATGGACCATGCCGGATGGGTTCGCGACGACTTGCATATCGAGCCGAGCCCGCTCGGCTGCCGCGTTGCCTACATGCTCGGCGTCGCCTTCGGGGGCGTCTACAATGCCCCGATCAACCCGCGCAAGGTCGACTGGTCCGCCCCGTCGCGGATCTCGATCACGGTGCGTGATTCCAATCTCGCGACCTACGACGGCGCCGGCCTGACGCTTCTGGTCATGCTCGCGCACGCGCTCTCGGTCCGCCTGGAGATTTGCGCCGCCGCGCCGCGCTACTTCCATTTTCACTTCACCGCCCGCCAGCCGGAGGGGCGACTGTATCAGCGCCATCCGGACGTCGAGCAAATGGTCGCGGGCTTCCGCCGATGGTTCGATGATCGCGCCCAGGCTCTCGCCCGCGGCGAGCCGCTGCCGCCGTTGACGGAGGACGCGGCATGATCTCGCCCTATCAGGACCGGGTCGGCCGCTGGGTCGATGCCTGTTTCGGCCGTGCGGTCGCCGCCGATCGCGGCGAACGCAATCACCGCTTTCTCGAGGAGGCGCTGGAGCTGGTGCAGTCGCTCGGCTGCACCGCCGAGGAGGCGCACCAGCTGGTCGACTACGTCTTCGGCCGCCCGCCCGGCGATCCGTGGCAGGAGGCGGGCGGGGTCATGGTGACGCTGGCCGCGCTCGGCAATGCCGCCGGTCTCGCCGTGTACCCGGCCGGCGAGGCCGAGCTGGCGCGCTGCTGGGACAAGCTCGAGGCGATCCGTGCCAAACGGGCCTCGAAGCCGGCGGGGCCGTTGCCGCAATGAGCGACCTTTTCAAGCGGCGCGGCGCCGGACGAGAGAGGCCGGCAAGTTTGGTTCAGGGGAGGGAAACAGGGCGTGACCGGCGATAGTGATGATTTCGTACCACTCGACGAGGCGAAGCGGCAGGGCGACGACGGCGGCGCGGCCGGCCGGAGCGGCTTTCGCGGCCCGGTCGAATGGGCCGAGGCGCCGGTGACGCCGCTCGGCCACTGGGCCGGGACCTATTACTTCCTCTCGCGCGCGGCGGAGATCCGCACGCTGCATTTCAAGGATCTGCGGGCGTCCGGGATCCTGTCGCTGTTCGGCGGCCGGGTCGACTGGCTGTCGGAGGTCTGGCCGATGTTCGACCAGCGCGGCCGGCCGATACCCGGCGCCTTCTCGGCGAACGACGCGGCGGCCGGGCTGATCCGCGCCTGCGAGGACGAGGGCTTCTTCGACCCGGCGGCAGACCTGCGCGGCCCGGGCATCTGGCGGGCCGATGACCTGGAGGGCTACGAGGGCGGCCTGATCCTCCATTGCGGCGACCGCATCGGCCTGGTCACGGCCGAGGGCCGGGTGATCTGGGGCAAGGCCGGGCGGCGCCTCGGCGCCCATGTCTACCCGAAGCGCCGCCGCCAGCCGCGCCCGGCGGATGTCCCGGCGAGCGCCCGCGACGTCGCCGAGCTCGAGGGCTTCCTCGGCTCCTGGAACTGGGGCCGGCCGTCCGACCCGAAGGTGATCCTGGGTTATCTGGCCTGCGCGATGATGGTCGGCGCGACCCGCTGGCGGCCGCATGTCTGGGTCACCGGCGACGCCGGCACCGGCAAGTCGGAGCTCGAGAAGTTCGTCTGGGACTTGCTCGGCGACGCGGTCTGGCGGGCCTCCTGGCCGACCGCCGCGGCGATCTTCCAGGGCCTCGACAACGCGGCCCGGCCGGTCGCCCTCGACGAGATCGAATCCGAGCCGGGCTCGCGCCGGGTGCAGGAGCTGGTCAAAACGGCGCGCCTCGCCTCGACCGACGAGCAGTCGGGCATCGCCCGCGGCTCGATCGGCGGCACCGCCTCGATCTGGCGGATCCGCGCCTGCTTCTGGTTCTCCTCGATCATCCCGGCGCCGCTCTCGCCGCAGGACCGCTCGCGCATCGTCGTCCTCGACATGGGCCAGCTCGAGAACGCGGGCGAGGGCGCCGGCGCCTTCCTCGAGGCGCGCGCCTCGTTCGCCGGGCTCGGTCCGCGGCTCCGCGCCCGGCTGATCGCCGGCTGGGGCCGCTACGTGCAGAACGAGGCGGCGAACGGCCTGGTGCTCGCCGAGGACGGCCTCGCGGCCCGCGTGCAGGCGCAGATGGGGGCGATCCTCGCCGGCTACTGGACGCTCGCCCATGACCGGCCGATCACCTTCGAGGAGGCCCGCGCGCTCGCCGAGGCCCTCGAGCCCGAGCGCTTCTCGGTCGATGCCGAGGATTCGAACGCCGCGCTCTGCCTGCAGCGGCTGATGCAGTCGGAGGTCGACGCCCAGGGCGACAACGACGGGCTCTGGCGGGTCTCGATCGGCCACCTGCTGGCACGCAACGGCGGCAACCCGAAGGGCCGCCACAGCCGCGTGCTGCGCGCCCACGGCCTCGCCGTCGCCGAGCGGCCGGATCCGGCCGACCCGGCCGGCCCGGACCGGCGCTGGCTGCAGGTCAAGCTCTCGCACGACCTGCTCGACCGCCAGGTCTATCGCGAGACCGAGTGGGAGCGGGGCGGCTGGGCCGTCGCGCTCGCCCGCCTGCCCGGCGCGATCAAGCCCCGGGTCACGGTCAATTTCGGCGACTACGTGAGCGGCAAGGCGGTCTGGCTGCCCTGGGAGACGCTCGGCGAGCGCTTCGCCGACGGCGACCCGGGCGAGGTCACGGGCGGCGCGGACGGATTGCCGTAATGATTTCAACAAGGTGCCCACGGTCACCTGATGGTCACTATCAGGTCACCATCGCAAGCCCCTGATTTGACGGGGAAAGCGGGCGCATGGTGACCAGGTGACCAGCCAGGACAAGGGATCTCCACGCGCGCGCGCGCGATGCGGATCGGTGGTCACCTGGTCACCTTGGTCACCTTGAAGAAAGAGATAAAGGGATTCAGTCGGTTAGACGGTGACCGGGGCGGTGACCAGGGGGCATCGGCCCGGTCACCGGGGCAACAGCGGCAACGAGGCGGAGTGGCGCATGGTGAAGACGGCGGTGGATATCGAGGACCTGGTGATCTGGACCTATCAGGCCCAGCGGGCGGACGTGATCGAGGGCTGGAGCGACAGCCGGGAGGGGGACTGGCTCGCCGGCGGCAATCGAACGATCGAGGCGGTGCTGATCGAGCGCGGGGCGATCGGCTGCGAGATCGACACGAGCCCGGTGCCGGCTTCCTCGCGCCTGCATCCGGATGCCGAGGCGATCCACGAGGCGGTGACCGGGCTCGGCAGCCGGATCGAGATCGGCCTGCTGATCCAGCATGGCCGGGCGGGCACCCGGCCAGACTGGCTGCCCGCCGCGCGCACCCGGATCGTGCCGGCTGAGATGCGCTGGAGCCGTCGCCATCGGGAATACCGGCCGCGGATCGAGTACGACCGGAACCGGAACCCGGTCTGCTGCCCGGTGCGGATCGTCGACCATCCGCAGAAGATCGAGGCGGCCCGGACCGTCTACGCGATCTGGCGCGAGGCGCTGGCCGACCTGGCCGAGGTCTTCCGGCTGCACCCGGCCCGGCTTCGCGACCACGCGGTTGCCGGTCCGCGCGCCCCGGCCCGGCCATGGGAGGCGGCGAGCGCGCCGGCCGGTCGGGATGCCATGCCGCGTCGCGCATATGGTGGTTGACAAAACGAAGAACGCTTGACATTGTGTCCGAACGATTGAATTGCGCCCGGCGGGAACCCCTGCCGGGCGTTTTCGTTTGCGCGGAGGGCGGCATGGCGGTCGAGGTCAATATCGACACCGACCTGGCCGCCCTTCGCCGTTTCCTGGGCGATGTCGAGACCCGGCAGCTGCCCTTCGCCGCCGCCCTCGGGCTGACCGGGACGGCGAAGGCGATCAACGAGGACGCCCGCGGCAGCCTCGCCGACCGCTTCACGATCCGCTCGAGTTGGGTCGGCCGGGGCCTGCAGGTCAATCCGGCCTCCAAGCGCGACCCGCTGTCACGGATGCAGGCCGAGGCCGGCACCCGCGACGCCTTTATGGCGCGGCAGGAGCTCGGCGGCACCAAGGAGCCGAAGGGTGGGCGGTCGCGGGTGGCAATCCCGCTCGCCATTCGCAGGACGCCGGAGGAGAAGACGACCCGGGCCAAGTGGCCCGGCCGTCTGCTGGCGAAGAAGACGGGCAGGCGCAAGCCCTTCCTGACGACCGCCGTGCGCGGCCCGTCGAAGGGGCAGGGCATCATCGCCCGCCGGGTCGAGGGCGAGCGCTACCCGCTGCAGGTGCTCTACCGCTTCACGCCGAAGCTGCCGGTCGCGCCGCGCTGGGGTTTCGTCGATCGTGGCGCCCGCACTGCCGAGGCCGTCTACTTCGACAAGGTCAACGAGGCCCTCGACCGGGCCGTCGCGACCGCCATCGACCGCCACAAGCCGCGCCGCTGACCGCCGGCAGGCCCCGCCGCGCCCTCGACCGGGCCGTCGCGACCGCCATCGACCGCCACAAGCCGCGCCGCTGACCGCCGGCAGGCCCCGCCGCGCCCTCCCGGCGCCCGGCGGGTCCTTCCTGCCCTCGACCCGACTGCGGGTCCGCGGGGGCGCGGGTGATCGGACATTTTTGCAACATTCGGGCTTGCGATTGTTTTTCCTGTTGTTTTTCAACGGGTTAAGCGAACCCGAGCGCGAGGGACCATGACCACGACCTATCTCAACCGGGCGGAAGCCGCGAAGGCGCTGGAGATTTCCGAGCCGACGCTCGCCGACTGGATCGAGCAGGGCGCGCCGGTCGCCGGCCGCGGCGGCCGTGGCCGCGCCTACCGCCTCGACGTCGCGGCGATCCGCGCCTGGCGGGACGGCATCGTCCAGGCCGAGGAAGCCGAGCGCGCCGCCCGCGAGGCGGAGGTCGCGCGGCACCAGCAGCGCCTCGATCTCGGCGAGGCCGAGGCCGGCGGCGAGGCGATGTCGGCGAAGGCCCGGCGCGAGTTCTACGAGGCCGAGCTCAAGCGGATGCACGCCGCGCGGCAGCGCGAGGAGCTGGTCCCGGTCGACGAGGTCCGGGCCGAGATGACGCGGATCTATCGCGACCTCGCGACCCGGCTCCGCACGCTGCCCGACCTGCTGGTCGATCGAGGCGTGATCGCGCCGGCCGCCGCCGCCGTCGTCGCCGACCAGGTCTCGGCCTGGCAGGAGGACATGGCGCGCGCCCACATGCGTGCCGAGATCACCGCCGGCGAGGCCGGAGCGGCCGGCGGGTGAACGCCTTTACCGCCGCGGCGCCGTGGCCGATCGAGCCGCTGCCGCCGCACCGCAGCGCGCGCTCGATCCGGGCTGAGGCGGCCGAGGCGCTGCTGCCGCCGAAACGCTACACGGTCGCCGAGGCGGCCGAGCGCTACCGGCGGCTCAACAACGCGCCGACCTATGTCGGTCCCTGGCGCAACGAGAAGACGCCCTACATGGTCGGGCCGATGGAGGCGATCACCGCGCGCGACCGCGAGGCGGTGATCTTCGTCGGCCCGGCGCAGTCGGGCAAGACCGACGCGCTGATCGTCAACGCGATCGCCCACGCTGTGACCTGCGACCCGATGGACATGATGGTCGTGCAGACCAGCCAGGCCGAGGCGCGGGACTTCTCGCGGCGCCGGGTCGACCGGCTGAACCGGGATTCGGAGGCGGTCGGCAGCCGGTCGATCGCGCGCCGCGACAACGTGCATGACAAGGAATATGCCGGCGGCATGATCCTCTCGCTCGGCTGGCCGGCGATCTCGCAGCTCTCGGGCAAGCCGATCCCGCGCATGCTGCTGACCGACTACGACCGCATGCCGGCGGACGTCGACGGCGAAGGCGAGCCCTTCGACCTGGCGGCCAAGCGGACGACGACCTTCGGCTCGCTCGGGCTCACGCTCGCCGAGAGCTCGCCCGGCCGCCCGATCATCGAGCCGGGCTGGGAATGCCCGCCGGGCAGCCACCTGGCGCCGCCGGTCGCCGGCGGTATCCTGGCGCTCTACAACCGCGGCGACCGCCAGCGCTGGCACTGGCCGTGCCCGCATTGCGGCGAGACGTTCGAGGGCTCGTTCAAGCTGCTCGACTGGCCGAAGGGCGCGCCGCCCGAGATGGCCGCGGCGGCAACCCGGATGGTCTGCCCGCGCAACGGCTGCATCATCGAGCCGGGCGAACGCGACGGCATGAACGCCCGCGGCCGCTGGGTCGCGGAGGATCCCGGGGCGGCGAGCCGGGTAGCGTCCTACTGGCTCAAGGGCACCGCGGCGGCCTGGGTGACCTGGCCGCAGCTGGTCTACCGCTACGTCACGGCGCTCGAAGCCTTCGAGCGGAGCGGCGACGAGAACGCGCTCCGGACGACGATCAACGTCGACCAGGGCGAGCCCTACCTGCCGGCGGCGCTGGCCGCCGAGTCGGCGCTCGACCCGGCGGTGCTGGCGGCCCGGGCGGAGGATTTCCCGCTCGGCCGGGTGCCGGCCGGGGCGGGCTTCCTGACCGCGTCGATCGACGTCCAGGGCAACCGCTTCGAGGCCCAGGTGGTTGCCTGGGGCGCCGCGGGCGAGCGCTGGGTGATCGCCCACGAGGAGATCTTCGAGGCGCCCGGCGGCGGCCGCATGGTGCAGCCGGCCTCGTTCGACGAGGACTGGGACCTGCTGTTCGCCGCCGTGCTCGAGCGCGCCTGGCCGCTCGCCGACGATCCGGCGCGGGGCATGATGCCGCGCTTCACGGTCTGCGACATGCAGGGCGAGCCGGGCGTCACGACCCGGGCGCTCGACTTCGCCCGGCGGGTCAAGGCGCGCGGCCTCGGCCCGCGCTTCCGGCTGCTGCGCGGGGCGTCGAGCGCCAACGCGCCGCGCCTCGCCGAGACCTACCCGGACAGCCGGCGGAAGGACCGGCATGCCGGCGCCCGCGGCGAGATCCCGGTCCTGCAGCTGCACCCCTGGCTGCTCAAGGACGAGGTCTTCACGGCGCTCGGGCGGACGGTGCCGGGCACCGAGTTCGTGCATCTTCCGGCGGCGCTCCGCGATCCCGAGCCGCCGCATCACTGGTTCGACCAGCTCGCCGCCGAGGTCCGCAAGCCGGACGGCTGGCACCGCCGGCGGAACCGCAACGAGGCATGGGACCTGCTGGTCTACAACCGCGCCGCCTGGCTGTTCCTCAAGGCGGACAAGATGGACTGGGAGACCCGCCCGGCCTTCGCCCGCCGCGAGGCCGACAACCCGTTCCTCGTCGCCCTCGGCCCGAACGGCGAGCAGCCGGACCGGACCGCCTCGGCGGCTGAGAAGCAACCTTTCTTCATGCGCCTGGCGCACTGACGGAGACACCATGACCGACACGGCGACACTCGAGGCCCGCCTGGCAGAGGCGGAGGCGGCCCTGCACGCCCTGCTGACCGGCGAGCAGGTCGCCGCGACGACCGATGTCTCGGGCCGCCAGGTGACCTATGCCCGCGCCGATCTCGGCCAGCTGCGGGCCTACATCGCCGGCCTCAAGGCCGAGCTCGGCCTCTCGACCGGGCGCCGCGCCCTCGCGGTCCGCTTCGGATGATGCCGCAGCCCGCGTCGCCGCCGGCCCTGGTCGACCGGCACGGCGAGCCGCTCCGGCGCGCCCGCCCGCGCGCCTCGGCGCCCGACGGCTATCCCGGCGGCTCGTTCGACCGCCAGCTCGCCGGCTGGTCGCCCTGGCTCGGCTCGGCCGACCAGGACTGGCTGCCGGTCCGCGACCAGGCGGTCGCCCGGGTCCGCGACCTGGTGCGGACCGACGGCTGGGCCTCCGGCGCGGTGCGCCGCATGGTGGCGACGGCGATCGGGCCGAAGCTCCGCCTGCAGGTCCGTCCGGACTGGCGCGCGCTGGGGCTCGACATGGACTGGGCGCGCGAATGGGCGGCCGAGGTCGAGGCCCGCTTCCGGCTCTGGTCGGAGGATCCGGACCACGGCTGCGACGCCGCCCGCCAGACCGACCTCGCCGGCCTGCTGGCGCTCGCCTACTGGCACTGGATGGCCGACGGCGAGGCGCTGGTCCTGCCGCTGTTCGATGCCGCCGCCGGGCCGAACCGCTACGCGACCATGCTGCAGGTGATCGACCCGGACCGGCTGTCGAACCCGCACGAGATGATGGACAGCGACCGCCTGCGCGGCGGCGTCGAGATCGACGGCAACGGCGCGGCGGTCGCCTACCACTTCCGCAAGGGCCACCCGGGCGACTTCATGCTCGGCGCCGCCGCCGCCGACCGGCTGACCTGGGAGCGGGTGCCGGCCCGGACCTCCTGGGGCCGGCGCCGGGTGATCCACTATTTCGAGCGCACGCGGGCCGGCCAGACCCGGGGCGTCTCGCGCTTCGCGCCGATCGTCGAGCGGCTGAAGATGCTGACCGAGTACGACCGGATCGAGCTGCAGGCATCGGTCGTGAACGCCGTTTTCGCCGCCTTCATCGAGAGCCCGTTCGACCCGAACCTGATGGAGGCGGCGCTCGGCGGCGATCTCGGCCCCTACCAGACCGGCCGGGCCGGCTTCCACCAGGCCGCCGGCGGCCTCCGGCTGAACGGCGTGCGGATCCCGACCCTGTTCCCGGGCGAGAAGTTCAACTTCGCCGCGGCGAACCGCCCGGCCGGCAACTTCCCGGCCTTCGAGGCCCAGGTGCTGCGCAACATCGCCTCGGGCCTCGGGACCTCCTACGAGCAGCTCTCGCAGGACTGGTCGCGGACCAACTACTCGAGCGCGCGGGCGGCGCTGCTGGAAAGCTGGAAGGTGATGCTGCACGACCGCACCCGCTTCGCCGAGGGCGTCACCCGGCAGATCTTCGCGCTCTGGCTCGAGGAGGCGATCGAGCGCGGCGACGTCGAGCTGCCCGCCGGCGCGCCGGATTTCCGCACCGGCAAGGCGGCCTGGACCCGCGTCGTCGTGATCGGCCCGGGCCGCGGCTGGGTCGACCCGACCAAGGAGGCGCAGGGCTCGCTGATGAAGATGGACGCCGGCCTCTCGACGCTCGAGCACGAGGCGGCCGAGCTCACCGGCGCCGACTGGGAGGAGATCCTCGAGCAGCAGGCCCGCGAGCAGGCCCGCCGCCGCGAGCTCGGCCTGCTCGAGCCGACCTGGGCGGTGATCGCCGAGAAGCGGCCCGAAAGCGCCGACGAGCAGGAAGCCGAGGCGGAGGCCGACGCCCGCCCGGCCGCCGATGACGAGGAGGAGGCCCGCCCATGACGCCGGACGTCAACTACCCGAACCTGCTGGCCCGGCTCACCAACCGGCCGCTGCTGGTGACGCCGGCCAAGGCCCGCGTGATCCTGGGCGTGCTCGCCGCCCGCGCCGACCTGCGCGGCCAGCTGGTCGCCGCCGATGCCGAGGCCGTCGCCCTGGACGCGCTCCGCCCGGCGGCCGGCTCGCTCGACGATGCCCGCCGCCCGGAGGGCCGGCCGTTCGCCGTCACCGACGGGGTCGCGGTGATCCCGGTGCGCGGCACGCTGGTGCAGCGGAACGGCCTCGACCCGTTCTCCGGGATGACCGGCTACGACGGCCTGGCGGTCAAGTTCCGCGCCGCGCTGGCCGACCCGGCGGTGCGCGGCATCGCCTTCCGGATCGACAGCCCGGGCGGCGAGGTTGGCGGCTGTTTCGACCTGGCCGACGAGATCTTCGCCGCGCGCGGCGCGAAGCCGACCGTCGCTATCCTCGACGAGAACGCCTTCTCGGCGGCCTACGCGCTGGCCTCGGCCTGCGACCGGATCACCGTGCCGCGGACCGGCGGGGCCGGCTCGATCGGCGTCGTCACCATGCATGTCGACTATTCCCGGGCGCTCGACGCCGACGGGATCACGGTGACGCTGATCCATGCCGGCGCCCACAAGGTCGACGGCCATCCCTTCGCCGCGCTGCCCGACGAGGTCCGGGCCGATATCCAGGCCGAGATCGACCAGGTCTACGGCCTGTTCACGGCGACGGTCGCGCGCAACCGGGGCCTCGCCGAGAGCGCCGTGCGGGCGACCGAGGCGCGCTGCTTCCTCGGCCCGCAGGCGGTCGCCGGCGGCCTCGCCGACGCCGTCGCGAGCCCGGAACAGGCGTTTGCCGCCTTCCTCGCCGAGCTCGACGCGCCGGCGCAGATTTCACCCGCGGCGCCCGCCGCGAAACCCGCGAAACGGAGGACATCCATGACCACGCGGAAACAGGCGCGGCTGCGCGCCCAGGACCAGGCCGAGGCGGCCCGCGCCGCCGAGGAAGAGGAGGAGGCCCGCGCCGCCGAAGGCGACGACGAGGAGGATGCCGACGCCGAGGACGGCGACGAGCAGGAGCCCGAGGCCGAGGACGGCGACGACGACGAGGAGATGGAGGAGGGTGACGACAAGCCCGCCGCCCGCGCCGCCGCCGCCGAGCGGAAGCGGATCGCCGCCATCCTCGACGCGAAGGAGGCGAAGGGCCGCGACGGCCTCGCCCGCCATCTCGCCTTCGAGACCCGGACCTCGCCGAAGGCGGCCAGGGCCATGCTCGCGGCCGCGCCGAAGGCGGCCGCTTCCGGCTCGCTCGCAAGCGCCATGGCGAGCGAGGCGCCGAACCCGCAGATCGGTCTCGGCGGCGATTCCGCCGCGACCGAGGCCGATCGCCTTGCCAACTCCATCATCGCCGCCGGCCGCGCCGCCCGCGGCGCCAAGGGCTAGGAGGCCCCGACCATGACCGCACCGTCCCGAACCTCCGAGGCTTACACGCCGGATTCGCTGCATGGCGGCGACTTCCCGATCCGCACGCTCCCGGGCACGCTGATCACCGGCCAGAACCTGGCGCGCGGCGCGCTGCTCGGCAAGATCACGGTGGGTGGCAAGCTCACCCTGTCGCTCGCTGCCGCCGAAGACGGCTCCGAGGTGCCCTACGGCATCCTCGCCGAGGCCGTCGACGCGACCGCCGGGGACAAGCCGGCGATCGTCTATGTCGCCGGCGATTTCGTCGAGAACGAGATCACCTTCGGCGCCGGCCACACGGCCGCGACCGTCCGCGATGGCCTCCGCGCGCTGGGGCTGCATATCCGCAAGGCGATGGAGGTCTGAGCCATGGATATCTATTCGACCACGGTGCTGCGAAAGGTCGTCCGCGATCTCAAGCAGCCGCAGAGCTTCCTGCTCGACATGTTCTTTCCCGAGCTCGTCGAGAGCCCGACCGAGGACATCAAGTTCGATGTCGACGAGGGCAAGCGCCGGGTCGCGCCCTTCGTCTCGCCGCTCCGCGAGGGCCGGGTCGTCAAGTCGCGCGGCTTCCGCACCGACACCTTCCAGCCCGCCTACATCAAGGACAAGCGGGTCTTCGACCCGAACCGGGCGATCCGGCGCACCATCGGCGAGCGGATCGGCGGGGAGCTCACGCCGGCGCAGCGTGTCCAGGCCAATCTCAATTTCGAGATGCAGGACCAGCTCGGCATGCTGACCCGCCGCCTCGAGCTGATGGCCGGTGACGTCCTGCTCGACGGCAAGGCGGTGATCGAGGGCGAGGACTACCCGGCGGTCGAGGTCGACTTCGCCCGCGACAGCACGCTGACCGAGGCGCTCACGCTGGCGGCCCGCTGGGGCGAGGCCAATGTGTCGCCGTCAACCGACCTCGAGACCTGGTCGACCCGGATCCTCAAGAAGTCGGGCGCGGTGCCGACCGACGCCGTCTTCACGCCGGACGCCTGGGCGCTGTTCAAGAAGGACCCGGAAGTGAAGGAGGCGCTCGACCTCCGCCGCGGCGGCTCCTCCTCGTTCGAGATCGGCCTGCAGGTCGGCACCGGCGGGATCTACAAGGGCGACTTCGGCAACTTCCGGCTCTGGGTCTACAACGACTGGTACATCGACCCGCTCGACGACCAGGAGAAGCCGATCCTGCCGGCCTACTCGGTGATCCTCGGCAGCGCCCAGGTCGAGGGCGTGCGCTATTTCGGCGCCGTCCGCGACGAGGAGGCGAACTTCGAGGCGATGACCTTCTTCCCGAAGTCATGGGTCGAGAAGGATCCGGCGGTCCGGATCCTGATGATGCAGTCGGCGCCGCTGCTGGTCCCGAGCCGGCCGAACGCCAGCTTCGCCGCATCGGTGCGCTAGGTCATGGCGACGATGCACGTCTACGCCCGGGTCACCATCGTGACCCGGGAGAACGGCGAGCGGGTGGCGCATGCGCCCGGCGCCGAACTCGCGCTGCCGGTCGAGGAGGCGAACCGCCTGATCGGGCTTGGCTTCGCCGAGCCTCGGGACCTGGCCGCGCCTTCCCGCCCGGCGCCCGCCAAGCCCGAGGGCGAGGCGCTCTCGGCGGCGATCCGGGATGTCCTGGACGCCCTCGATCCGGTCGAGGATTTCGTCACCGGCGGCAAGCCCTCGACCCGCTCGCTCGCCGCGCACCTGGGCTACCCGGTATCGGCGGCCGAACGCGACGCCGCTCTCGAGGGCCTTGATACGTCCGGCGAGGGCGGAGACGCCGGCGAGGGCGAATCCGGCGAGTCCGGCGCGGACCTGCTCGGCTGATCATGGCCGCCGCCGATCTCGCGGCCCGGGCGCGCCGGGCGAACCGGCGCGCCTTCGGCCAGGTCGTCACCTACCGCCCGGTCGTCGGGCTCGCCTTCGAGCTCGAGGCGATCTACACCGGCGAGCATGCCCGCCGCGACCTCGCCGAGATGGGCCTTTCGACCGGGATGCCGGTGATCGACGTCGACCTCGACGATTTCGCGGTGCCGCCGGCACAGGGCGACACGGTCGAGGTCGGCGAGGTCACCTGGCGGGTCGCCGACATCCGCCCGGACGGCGACGGCGGCGCCCTGCTCGATCTCCGGCTGAGCCTCGAATGACCGGCCGCCAGGCGCTCCGCGAGCATGTCGCCGGCGCGCTGCTGCACCAGACCGCGGCCGAGGGCCGGGTCTACACCAACCGCTTCGACCCGCAGATCACCCGGGCGCTCGCCGCCGGCCCGGTGATCGGGATCTATGGCCTGGCCGGCCGGCGCACGCCGGACGATGCCGCCGGCACGGTCTGGCTCTGGCGCTCGACGCTCACGCTGGCGCTCGCCGTCGCCGAGCGCCGCGACCAGCCGGCGGAGGCCGCCGCCGAGGCGCTGCTCGGCCAGGTGCTCGCCCGCCTCGACCGGGATCCGGCGCTGCATGGCCTGACCGGCGACGCGGTCGCCCGGGCGCTCTCCGAGGTCTCGGTCGAGTTCGGCCCGATCGACGATGTCGATCTCGACGCGATCGGCGTCGAGGTCCGCCTCGTCTTCGAGCACCTGGAGGAGCTCGCCGCGCCCGAGGCCGACGCCTTCGAGCGCCTGCATGTCGACTACGACCTGGTCGAGCCCGACGACGCCGCCGGCGGGATCGGCCCGGCCGGCGAGGTCGAGGCCCAGGACACCATCACGCTCCCGCAAGACTGACCGAAAGGACCGCCCGAATGATCATCGTCAAACCCGCGCCGGGCCGCCTGGTTCGCCGCGCCCGACCGCCGCACCGGCCGATCGAGGCGGGCGACCGGGTCGACCGCGACAGCTATGTCGAGCGCCGCCTCGCCGCCGGCGACCTGATCGAGATGGCGCGCCCGCCGCGCCGCACCAGCACCAGCCAGGGGGACAAGTGATGGCGATTTCCTTCGATTCCATCCCGCTCAACGTCCGCGTGCCGGGCGCCTATGTCGAGTTCGACGCGAGCCGGGCGCAGCAGGGCCTGGCGCTCAAGCCCTACCGGGCGCTGATCCTCGGCCAGAAGCTCGCTGCCGGCACCCGGCCGGAGCTCGAGGCGGTCCGCATCACCCGGGCCGAGCAGGCCGCGGCGCAGTTCGGCGCCGGCTCCATGCTGGCCGGCATGGCGGCGGCCTGGTTCGCCAACAACCGCTTCACCGAGACCTGGGCGATGGCGATCGACGATCTCGACGCGGGCGTCGCCGCCTCCGGCACGGTCACCTTCGGCGGCGCGCCGACCGCCGCCGGCACACTCTCGCTCTATGTCGCCGGCCGCGCGGTCCGGGTCGGGGTCGCCGCCGCCGACAGCGCGGCCGATGTCGCCGCCGCGCTCGTCGCGGCGATCGCCGCCGACGGCTCGCTCCCGGTCACCGCCGCGGTCAACGGCGTGACGCCCGAGCAGGTCGACATCACCGCCCGCCACAAGGGCCTCGCCGGCAACGACCTCGACCTCCGGCTCAACTACCATGCCGACGCCGACGCGACGCCGGCCGGGCTCACCGTCGCGATCGTCGCGATGGCCGACGGCGCCGGCAATCCGGACGCGGCCGAGATCGTCGCCGCGCTCGGCGACGACTGGTTCGACGTGATCGTCTGGCCCTGGACCGACGCCGCCAATCTCACCGCGATCGAGACCGAGCTTGCCGACCGCTGGGCCGGGCTCCGCCAGATCGAGGGCGTCGCGATCGCCGCCGCCGCCGGCGGGCAGGGCGCGCTCGGCGCCCTCGGCGACAGCCGGAACTCGCCGCACCTGGTGATCCTGGGGGCCGGGCTCTCGCCGACGCCGCCGCCGGAATGGGCCGCCGCGGTCGCCGCCCAGGTGGCCTTCCACGGGGCGAACGACCCGGCCCGGCCGTTCCAGACCCTGGCCCTCGACGGCGTGCTGGCGCCGGCCGAGCGCGACCGCTTCACCTTCGCCGAGCGCAACCTGCTGCTCTACGACGGGATCGCGACCCATGACGTCGCCGCCGGCGGCATCGTCCGGATCGAGCGCCTGGTGACGACCTACCGGCTGTCGGCCGCCGGCGCGCCGGACATCGCCTATCTCGACCTGACGACGATGCTGACCCTCGGCTACCTGCGCTACACGCTGCGGGCCCGGATCCTCGGCAAGTGGCCGCGCCACAAGCTCGCCGCGGACGGCACCCGCTTCGGCGCCGGGCAGGCGATCGTGACGCCCCGCGTCGTCGCCGCCGAGATCGTCGCGCTGGCGCGCGCCTGGGAGGATCGCGGCCTGGTCGAGGGCATCGACGCCTTCAAGGAAAGCCTGATCGTCGAGCGCAACGCCGACGATCCGAACCGCCTCGACGTGCTGCTGCGGCCGGACCTGGTCAACCAGTTCCGCGTCGCCGCCGCCTCGATCCAGTTCCTGCTCTAGGAGGAGACCATGGCCAACCCGAACCGGCGCGCCGGCACCATCTACGTCCGGATCGACGGCGAGCTCGTCGATGCCAAGGGCGCGTTTACCTACAACCTCGGCGCGCCGAAGCGCGAGGCGATCGTCGGCGCCGACGCGATCCACGGCTACAAGGAAACGCCGCAGGTCGCCTCGATCGAGGGCGAGATCACCGACCGCGGCACCCTCGACCTGGCGAAGATGCTGCATCTCGACGGCGTCACCGTGACGATCGAGCTGGCGGCCGGCAAGACGGTCGTGCTGCGCGACGCCTGGTATGCCGGCGACGGCAACGTCTCGACCGAGGAGGCGAACATCCAGGTCCGCTTCGAGGGCCTCTCGGCGGAGGAGATCCGGTGAGCGCGGCCGAGGTCACGATCGCGCTCAGTCACCCGCTCGCCGCCGGGACCGAGACGATCACCGAGATCACGCTCCGCCGGCCGAAGTCGAAGGACCTGCGCGGCATGGTCTTCGGCGCCGGCGGCCTGGCCTGGAGCGACATGGAGCAGCTCGCGGCCCGGCTCGCCGGGCTCACGGTCGGCCAGATCGGCGACCTCGATATCGAGGACGCGCTCCGGGTGCAGGAGGCGGTCGGAAATTTTATGCCGAGTTTCCAGGGGACTTCCTCGCCGTGATCGAGCTGCTGGCCGGCTACCCGTTCCATATCGCGCCCGCCGAGCTGATGGAGTTCGACGCGGCCGAGCTGGCCTGGTGGCACGCCCGCGCGGCCGGGCGCCTCGAGGCGGAAGCGGAGGCGCACCGTGGCGCGTGAGTTCCCGCTTTCCATCGTCGTCAGGGCGATCGACCGGGCGACGGCGCCGATGCGGCGGATCAACGCCCGCATGCAGGCGCTGACCGAGGGGCCGCGCAGGATCAACAACCAGATCCGCCTGATGGCGCGCGAGGCCGGCCTGCCGCGGATCGCGAAGGCGGTCGACGGCATCGCCGGCGCTGCCGGCCGGACGGTCGATGCCGCCGGCGCCTCGCTTCGCCGTTTCCTCGGGATCGTCGCCCCGGCAACGGCCGGGATCGCGCTGCTTGCCAGCACGACCGCGGCCTATGGCGACGACGTCGCGAAGACCGCCTTCCGGCTCGGCCTCACGACCGACCAGCTGCAGGAATACCGTTTCGCCGCCGAGCGCTCCGGCATCGCGACCTCGACCTTTGACATGGCGATCCAGCAATTCGGCCGGCGCGCGGCGGATGCCCGCCGCGGCACCGGCGAGGCGGTCGAGGCATTCGAGGCCCTTCAGATCCAGATGCTGGATACGGCCGGAAATATCCGCCCGGTGAACGACCTGTTCCGCGATGTCGCCGACCGCATGGCCGCGATCGAGGATCCGACGACCCGCAACCTGGTGGCAACCAAGCTGTTCGGCGAGGAGGGCCTGAAGCTCGTGCAGATGCTGGGCGACGGCACGGCCGGGCTCGACCGCCTGGCCGCCGAAGCGCACAGACTCGGCTTGGTCATGCGGAAAGAGGCGACGACCGAGGCGGCTCACTTTACCGACCGCGTCACCAACCTGACGACCGTGCTGGGCGGCCTGCAACGGCGCATCGGCTCGGCCCTGCTGCCGGTGCTGGGCACGCTCGCCGAACGGCTCACGGCCGCGATCGGCGAGAACCCGGAGCGGATCGCCGCCATCGCCGACCGGATCGCCGCGTCGATCCCGACCTGGGACCAGTTCGTCGGCGCCTTCGAGCGGATTCGCGCTGTCTCGCTCGGTGCCTGGCAGACCCTGCAGCCGATCGTCGATCTGTTGGGCGGGCCGATGAATGCCGCCCTGATCGCCGTCGGAGCCTTCATCGCCGGCCCGCTGCTGGTCGCCCTCGGCGGCCTCGCCGCCGCCTTCGGCACCCTCGGCGCGGCCCTGCTGGCGACGCCCTTCGGCTGGCTGATCATCATGGTCGGCGCCATCGCGGCGCTCGCCCTTGTCGTCTGGCGGAACTGGGATGGAATTGCCGATTTCTTCGAGGGCGTATGGGACGGAATCGCCGGCGCCTTCAGGGACGGTGTCGACCGTGCCCGGACGGCACTGCAGCCGCTGTTCGCCGCGGCCGGCGATATCGCCGCCGCCGGCGCTGCCCTGTTCGACCGTTTCCACGCCGCCGCGGCTGGCGCCGCCGACCGCCTGATGGCCTTCCTCGGGATGCTCGCCGGCCGGATCCGCGCGGCCCTGGCGCCGGTCCTCGAGCCGATCCATGCCGGTCTCGACCTGGCCGGCCGCCTCGGCTCCCGCATCGCCGGCTTCTTCGGCCTCGGCCCGGCCGCCGAGGGCGACGACGAGGCCGCCGGCGCCGATGCCCGCGGCCCGGCCCGTGCCCGCCCGCTCGGCGCCCGCGCGGCGATCGCCCGGGCCGCCGAGCCGCGCGCCGGTCGCGGCGGCGACGGCGCCGACGGCGAGGTCACCGTGCGCTTCGAGAACCCGCCGCCCGGCCTCCGGCCCGAGGTCACCCGCGGCCGCGGCATCGCGATCGAGGCCGACCGCGGCCTCGCCTTCGGCGCGCCATGAGCTGGCGCGAGGAATATCGCCGGGCCTCGTTCCGCGGCGTTCCGTTCCTGCTCGCCGAGGCGGAGGGCGCCGGCGGCCGCAAGCTCGCCCGCCACGACTTCCCGCTGCGCGACGCCGTGCTGCACGAGGACCTCGGCCGCCGGCCCCGCGCGTTCACCCTGCAGGCGTATGTCCTGGGCGCCGATTACATGGCCGCCCGCGACCGCCTGCTCGAGGCTCTCGAGGAGCCCGGGCCGGGCCTGCTGGTGCATCCCTACATGGGCGAGATCACGGTCGTCGCGACCGGCCATCGCTGGCGGGAATCGAGCCGCGAGGGCGGCATCGCGCGGATCGAGATCGGCTTCGAGGCGGCCTCCGAGGCGCGCTTCCCGACGCTCCGGGTGGCGCCCGGACCGGCCGCCGACCTCGCCGTCGAGGGCGCCCGGGCGACGCTCGACGAGACCTTCGCCGAGACCTTCTCCGTCGCCGGCCTGCCGGGCTACGTGCGGACCGCCGCCGGCGACCTGGTGCGCCAGGCCGCCGCCGCCGCGACCGATGCGCTCGGCCGGGTCGCCGGCCTCGATCTCGCCGCCGTGGCGCGCGCCTCGCGCGTGCTGACCGGCACCCTCGACGGCCTGCTCGCCACGCCCGCGCGCCTCGCCGACCGGCTCGGCCAGGTGATCGACCTGGCCGCCGCCGCCGCCGGCCCGGCCCCGGCGCTCGCCGCCATGACCGGGCTTGCGCGGGACTTCGGGGCCGCCCTGCCGGCCGTGCCGGCGGTCACCGAGACCCGGCTGGTGCAGGCCCGCAACCAGGCGGCGCTGGTCGACCTGGTGCGCGGCCGGGCGACCGTCGCCGCGGTCGCCGCCGCCCTCGATGTCGCCTTCGTCTCGCAGCAGGCGGCCGCCGCGGCCCGCGATGATCTTGGCGAGCTGCTCGACGACCGCATGGCGGGCGCCGGCGACGGGAGCTTCGCCGCCCTCCGCCGGCTCCGCGCCGCCATGGTCGCCGATCTCTCGGCCCGCGCCGCCGGGCTCGCGCCGATCGTCGAGCGCGCCCCGGCCGCGACCGAGCCCTCGCTGGTCACCGCCTACCGGCTCTATGGCGACGCTGCCCGGGCCGACGAGATCGTGAGCCGCAACGGCCTCGCCGCGCCGGGTTTCGTCGCCGGCGGCCGCCCGCTCGAAGTGCTGGCCGAGGGCTGAGATGGCGACGACCGACGATGTCCGCCTCGAGATCGGCGCCCGGCAATGGACCGGCTGGACCTCTTTCTCGCTGGCGCACGACCTGACCCAGCTCGCCGCCGGCTTCTCGCTGGCGCTGACCGAGCGCGCGCCCGGCCTCGACCCGGGCGAGATCATCGTCCGCCCGGGCGACAGGATCACCCTCCGCCTCGGCGGCGACGCGGTGCTCGACGGCCATGTCGACAGCCTCTCGGCCGACCTCGACGACGCCCGCCACGACCTCGCCGTGCAGGGCCGTTGCCGGGCCGGCGACCTGGTCGACTGCTCGGCCGTCCACAAGCCCGATCTCTGGCGCGACATCTCGCTCGCCGATCTCGCCGGCCGGCTGGCCCGTCCCTTCGGCCTTGCCGTCCGCGACGAGGCCCGCCCGGCCGGCCGCTTCCCGGTCGTCAAGCTGGATCCCGGCGAGACCGCCTGGGCGGCGCTCGAGCGCCATTGCCGGCTCAAGGGCGTGCTCGCCACCTCCGACCGGACGGGCGGCCTGGTGCTGACCCGGGCCGGCGCCGCCGGCACGACCACGGCGCTGGTCGAGGGCGAGAATGTCACCGCCGTCTCGGCCGCCTTCTCGATGGCCGAACGCTACAGCGAGATCACCGTCAAGGGGCAGGGGCTGGGCGGCGACGAGGCGTTCGGCGACCTGGTCGCGGGCGTCCAGGCGCGCGCTCGGGACCGCTCGGTGCCGCGCTACCGGCCGCTGGTGCTGCTCGCCGAGGGCGCCTCCGACGGCGCGCGGGCGACCGCCCGGGCCGCCTTCGAGGTCACCCGCCGGGCCGCCGAGGCGCTGCAGGTCCGCGTCACCGTCGCCGGCTGGCGCCAGGGCGACGGCCGGCTCTGGCCGCTCAATGCCCGGGTGCCGTGCCGCCTGCCGCGGGCCGGCATCGCCGGCGAGATGCTGATCGCCGGGCTGACCTACAGGCTCTCCGAGGGCGGCGGCCGCGAGACCGAGCTCCGGCTCACCCGGCCCGACGCCTGGACGATCCTGCCCGACCTGCCGGCCGGCAACGGCCTCGCCGTGCTGCTCGAGCGCGAGCGCGCCGCCCGCGCCGGGGCGGCGCCGGAGATCGGCCGGTGAGGGCGGCGATCGCCGGGCTCCGGACCCGGATCTATTCGATGATCGCCCGCGCCACGGTCCGCGCCGTCTCGGCCGGGCTCAAGATGCAGGGCCTCGACGTGACGATCCTGCGCGACGAGACGATGACCGCGATCGAGCACTGGGAGGGCTACGGGCTCACCGCCCACCCGCAGCCCGGCGCCGAGGCGCTGCTGCTGTTCCCGGCCGGCAACCGAGAACACGCGATCGCCGTCGCCGTCGCCGACCGGCGCTATCGCCTGCAGGGCCTCGCCGCCGGCGAGGTCGCGCTCCATGACGACCAGGGCCAGAAGATCGTGCTCCGCCGCGACCGGATCGAGGTCACCGCGCCGAAGGTGGTGGTGATCTCCGACGACGTGCAGCTCGGCGCCGAGGGCGGCCCGCGGGTCGCCCGGGTCGGCGACATGGTCGAGATCCTGGCCGGCTCCTCGGCCGGGCTGAACGGGCGCATCGTCGAGGGCTCCGGCAAGGTGAGGGCGGCCTGATGGATCTCGAGCTGGTCTTCGACGGCGCCACGCTGCGCGGCGACCTGGCCCGCGAGGGCCGGGGCCTCCGCCTCGACGGCGGGCTGCGGACGGCGGTCGTGCTCTCGCTGTTCACCGACGCCCGCGCGCGCGCCGACGACACGCCGCCCGGCGGCCCGGCCGACCGGCGCGGCTGGTGGGGCGACCTGCTGCTCGGTCCGGGCGACCGCATCGGCTCCCGGCTCTGGCTGCTCGATCGCGAGAAGATCCTGCCGTCGACGCTCGCCCGTGCCCGCCGCTATGCCGAGGAGGCGCTGGCCTGGCTGGTCGAGGACGGCATCGCGCGCCGGGTCACGGTCGCTGCCGAGGTCGCCCGCGGCGACGCGCTGGCGCTCACCGTCCGGATCGAGCGGCCCGACGGCTCGACCCTGGATTACCGTTTCGATCGCCTCTGGCGGGAGGAGGAAGACCGTGCCCTTTGAGCGCCCGAGCCTCACCGGGATCCACGAGGCGATCGTCGCCGACATCGCCAGCCGGCTGCCCGGCGCCGACCCGCTGCCGCGGCGCTCGGAGCTCGGCGTGCTGGCGACCGCGCTCGCCGGCGCGACGCACGAGACCTACGGCTTCCTCGCCTTCCTCGCCCGGCAGATCACGCCCGACACCGCCGACGGCGACTATCTCGCGCGCTGGGCGGCGGTCTGGGGCATTGCCCGGGCGCCTGCCGCCTTCGCCGGCGGCGCCGCCGCCCTCGCCGGGATCCCGGGCACGGTGGTGCCGGAGGCGACCGAGTTCCAGTCGGCCGCCGGCCTGATCTATCGCACCGAGGCCGAGGTCATCCTCGACGCCGGCGGTATCGCCGCCGCCGCGATCGTCGCCGCCCTGGCCGGCCAGGCCGGCAACCTCGCCGCCGGCGCGGCGCTCGACCTGGTCTCGGGCGTCGACGGGCTCGCCTCCGAGGCGCTGGTCGCCGCCGGCGGGCTCACCGGCGGCGCCGATGCCGAGGCCGACGCGGTCCTGCTCGGCCGGGTGCTCGACCGGATCCAGGCGCCGCCGCATGGCGGGGCCGAGCACGATTACCGCGCCTGGGCGCTCGATGCCGGCGCCCACGGCGTCGCCGTCGATCGCGTCTTCGTCGCCGCCCGCGAGCAGGGCACCGGGACGGTCACGGTCCGCTTCACGGTCGCCGCCGAGGTCGGCGGGCCGATCCCGGACGCCGGCCAGGTCGCCGCCGTCGCCGCCCATATCGAGGCGTCCCGGCCGGTCGGCAACGAGGTCTTCACGCTGGCCCCGATCGCCCAGCCGCTCGACTTCCAGATCCGGATCACGCCGGACACCGCTGCCGTGCGCGCCGCCGTCACCGCCGAACTCGCCGACCTGATCGACCGGCTGGCGGCGCCCGGCGCGACGCTCCCGGTCTCGAAGATCCGCGAGGCGGTCTCGATCGCCGCCGGCGAGGATGACAACGAGGTCGTTGCACCCGCCGCCGACGTCGCGCACGGCCCGGGCGACCTGGCGGTGATGGGCGCGATCACGTGGATCGAGCCGTGACGGGGGTCGCGCCGTGACGGCGATCGTCCCGCGCCTCGAGGCGGACGCCTATGCCCGCATGCTGCGCCGGCTGCTGCCCGAGGGGCTGGCCTGGCCGGCGGCGCCGGACTCGGTGCTCGGCCAGCTGCTCGCCGGCCTCGCCGGCGGCCTCGCCCGCGTCCACAACCGCGGCGTCGACCTGGCCGAGGAGGCGCTGCCGACGGCGACGCGGGAACTGCTGCCCGACTGGGAGCGGGTCGCCGGCCTGCCGGATCCCTGCACGCCGGCCGGCTCCACGGCGGAGGAGCGCCGGCTCGCGCTGCTCGCCCGGCTGCGCGCCCGCGGCGGCCAGTCGGCGGCCTATTTCACCGGGCTGGCCGGCGATCTCGGCTACGCGATCGCGATCACGGAATATCGCCCGTTCGTTGCCGGTCTCGGCCGCGCCGGCGACCCGCTCTCGGGCGGCCACGCGGTCCGCCATGTCTGGTCGGTCACCGTTTCGGAGCCGCGCCTCTCGCGCTTCCGCTGCGGCCTCGGCCGGGCCGGCGAGCGGCTGCTCACGATCCGCCGGGCGGAGGACCTCGAATGCGTGCTCCGCCGGCTCGGCCCGGCGCACATGCTGCTGCTGTTCGATTACCGCGAGCCCGACACGACGCCGGACGGCGCGCTCATGACCGAGGGCGGCCTGCCGCTCGCGACCGAGGGCGGCGCCGTGCTGGTGCTCTCCGAACCCTGGCCGGACGGCGCGCTGCTCGCCGAGGCCGGGGTGCCGATCACGACCGAGGACGATGCGATCCTGACCATGGAGGTTGCCTGAGCGATGCCCGACCCGATTGCGATTTCAGAGCTGCCGGCCGAGGCGGCGCCCGGCACGGCGGCGATCCTGGTCGTCGTCCAGGGCGGCCAGACCAGCCGGATCACCGCCGCGCAGCTGCTCGACCTGGTCGCCGGCTCGACGGCGCTCGCCGCCGGCAAGGCGCTGATCGGCGACGGCGCCGGCAAGGCCCAGCCGGTGACGCTCACCTTCGAGCACCTGGACGGCGTCGCCGCGACCCGCAACCTGGCGCTCGGCTTCACCGCCGAGGCGGTCGATCACGGCAATTCCGGCGCCGCGCCGCTCGCCCTCGACCCGCTCGCCGGCGGCCTGCAGCAGGTCACCGCGACCGGCGACTTCACGATCAACGCGCCGGCGACGGCGAAGTCGGCGACCATGGCGCTCCGCATCGTCGACGACGGCAACCCGCGGACGATCACCTTCGCCGGCTTCACCGTCATGTCGGCGCACGAGGATCTCGCCGGCGCGGTGCTGACCACGACCTCGGCCAAGACCTACATCGCCTACGTGACCAAGATCGGCGCCTTCGTCGGCCTCGATCTCGCGCGCCAGCCGTAACAGGGAGAGAAGCATGGAATACCAGGCGCCGATCGGCGCGGCCGATCCGGACGACCCCTACGTGACCGGCAACCCGGCGACGGGCGTCGAGGGCTCGCCGGTCCCGGCCGAGGCGATAGAGCATCCGATGCGCGAGGTGGTGAACGCGATCGCCGCCGCCGGCCTCGCCCCGGCCGCGGCCGACCTGACCCAGCTCGCCCAGGCGATCGCGCTCGGCGGGCGGATCCGCCAGATCGTGACGGCGACCTCGGCGACCGAGACCTCGACGACCGCGACCGCCTTCTCGGCGGCCGGGCTCTCGCTCGCGATCACGCCGAAGTCGGCCGGCTCGACCATCCTGCTGGCCGTGTTCACCGCCGCCAAGGTCGAGAACCTGGTCGCCGCGACCTCGCCGGGCGGCTACTGGGCGCTGTTCGAGGGCACGGTCGCCGGCCCGAAGATCGCCGAGACCAGGCTCACCTATTTCGCCCAGACCGCCGCCGACGGGCTGTTCCTGCTCGCGCCGATCGCGTTTGGAGGCCTGCATGCGCCGGGCGACACGGCGCCGCACAGTTACCTGCTCGGCCATCGGGCCGACGACAATGCCGGCAACGAGCGCGTCGCCTCGCAGCTTGGCAACCGAACCGGCCTGATCATCGCGATGGAGCTCGCCTGATGAACATTCCCGATCTCGACGCCACGACCGCCGCCCGGGCGCTCGCCCGCCTCGTGCCCGGTGCCGCCTTCGGCCTCTCGCGTGCGCCCGGCGGGCCGCTGGTGCTCGACTGGCAGGGGCCGGGCGCCGCGCCGGCGCTGGCGGCGATCCAGGGCGCCGCGCTCGCCGAGCGCCGGGCCACGGCAGCGACCGCCGCCGGCGCCTTCGCCGCCGGGATCCGGGGCATCTGGGTGACCGACGGGAAGGAGCTGGTCTACGAGCAGAAGCGTCGCGAGGCGGAAGCCTGGCAGGCGGCGGTCGCCGCGGCCGTTGTTCCGGACCTCGCCGATCATCCCTTCATGGCCGGGCGCGCCGCCCGGCTTGGCCGGACCGGCGACGAGGTCGCCGCCGAATGGCTCGGCCGGACCGCCTTCCTCGCGGCCATCGGGCCGCTGATCGAGGGGCTCTACGAGGAGGCGGTCGACCGCATCGCCGCCGCCGCCGACATCCAGGCGGTCGAGGCGATCCTGGCCGCGCTGGCGGGCGTCGCCGCCCAGGCCCGGACGATCGACACCACGGCCGAGGCGGCCGCTCAGGTCGGCGCCTTCGCCGCGATCGCGGCCGCCGTCGTCTGGCCGTGACAGTGCATGATAGTCCTATTTGATCGTGCGCTAGATGTTGCTCGTTTCACTTCGCCTCAAGCGTTTCGAATTCTTGGCGCAGCTTAAGGTACTCGGACTTTATATCTGACGAAATGTTCTCACCATATGACCATGGTGATATAGAACCTTTTTCTATTATATTTTTCTCTAGAGTTTTTACTTTCTCGACCAAATTGAAGTATCGGCTTGGTTGTTGTGTGCCTAGTTCTAATCTTCCGCTTTGAGAATCAAACAATGCCCGTTGCGCTGCGAGATCGACATCGGCGCGGAGCGATTGAACACGTTGGACATCCGATACTTGTTCGATTCTTTGCTCGATGCGATCCAGTCTTAGACGAGCGCCATCGCGACCGAGCCCGAAATCGACATGCATCCACGGGCCGAATCCAAAGAGTGATGCGACGACAATCAATGCCCCGCAGATTACCTGGGACGCGGAGTGCTCGCGGTGGCGAAGCCAGACAACAGCTGCGGGCACAATCAAGACTCCGCCTAGGAAGAGGACCAGAAAATTAGCAATCATCTGGGGTAGATCCATCTCGATCGGTCCGATTAATTGTTTTTGTGTGAACTGTTCCCCAGAACAGTGTCACACCTACCGGTTGGGGTCCATCCTTCGCAAGAAGTACCTTGCCAAACTAGGGCTCTGCGTCGGGCGGGGCGAGTACCAGGGCGTTCTCGATCTCGGTCGGCCAACGGCCCGGGTCCCGCTCCATGGCGTCAACCATCGCGCTGGCCCACTCGGCGACCTCCGTTCCCGCCCGCTGGCCGTCGCGGAAGGCGCGCCACTCCTCGATGCCGGCCCACGGCGAGGGCGGGTCGAGGAAGCCGAAATACCGGTAGCGTTTCACCATGCGGTGCCTCCTGCCCGGCGGGCGGGGTGGATGAGTCCAGATGGGCGCGCCGCCGCCCGGAGTCAAAAACGAGGAGGAGGGGGCCGTGCGGGCACAGGACCAGATCGACACGCGGGCGATCGAGCTGGCGCAGCAGGCGCTGAGCCGGATCGACGGGCACGAGAAAATCTGCAGCCAGAACCAGGCGGCGCTGATCGCCCGCCTGGCCGAGATCAAGAGCTCGATCGCCGGGCTCTACAACCGCTTCTGGCTGGCGGCGGTCTCGCTGATCGGTCTGCTCGTCTGCGTGATCGGCTGGCTGCTGGCCGTCTATGTCCTGCCGGCCCGGGCCGAGGCGGCCCTGCCGCCGCCGTCGCCGCCGCCGCACGCGGAGCCCTGGTCGTGAACCGGGCGCTGGCCGCCCAGGTCGAGCGCCTGGTGATCGGCCCGGTGCTGGCCTCGCTGGGCGCCGTCGAGCCCCGGCTCGACAGTCTCGCCGCCCGCCGCCTGCTGCTCGGCACGCTCGCGGTCGAGACCGGCGGGGTCTGGATCCAGCAGAATCCCGGTCCGGCGCTCGGCTGGTTCCAGATGGAGCCGGCGACCCACGACCATCTGCTCGCCCGGATCTGGCGCGAGGAAGCCTTCGCCGGCTGGATGCACGGCAATTTCGGCCGGCCCTTCCTCGGCGGCGCCCGGGAGATGGCGGGCAATGCCTTCTACGCCGCCGCGCTGGCGCGCTTCTACTACTGGTTCGACCCGGCGCCGCTGCCGGACGCCGGCGACCTGGAGGGGCTCGCCGGCTACTGGAAGCGGCGCTGGAATACCCGCCTCGGCGCCGGGCGGGCTGACAAGTTCGTGCGCCTGCTCGGGCCGCTGATCGCCGCCTGAGATCCCGAACCCCACTGCTGAAAGGAGCGCCTCATGGAGGCCATGATCACCCATGTCCAGGCGGTCGTCGATGCCGCGCCGGCCTGGCTCGCCGCGATCACCGCGACCGTCACGGCGGCGACGGCGATCACCGCGCTGACGCCGTCCAAGAGCGACGACGCCCTGCTCAACATGCTGCTGCGGATCCTCAACCTGCTCGCCGGCAATGTCGGCCGGAACCGAAACGCGGACGATGACTAGGCTCGCGCTCGCGGGCCTGCTGCTGGCGCTCGGCGGCTGCGCCGGCGCCGGCGGCTATGTCGACGCCGCGGTCGGCCAAGTGCAGCAGGTCAACGACGCCCTGATCCCGCGCCAGATCGAGGCGCTCTGCCTTTACCCGCATTCGGCGCTGGTCCGCCACGGCGCCCGGAACCCGCTCGACGGCGCCTTCCTCGCCGCCCGTTGCGGGACGCTGAACGCCGCCGGCGCGGCGCTGCCGGCCGAGTAGGCGATGGCCGCCTGCTGGCTCGCCGCCGCCCGCGCGGCCGACATCGCCTATCTCGACGCGGTCAGGGGCGAGCGCGCCGCCCTCGACCTGCTCGGCTGCGACTACCGGCTCTATTCCGGGCCGCGCGGCGGCCAGGCATGGGCGGGCTTCGACGCGAGCGGGCTGCTCGTGATCGGCCCGCGCGGCACCGAGGCCGGCGGCGCCTCCTTCTCGGCCCGCGACCTGCTGGTCAACGGCCAGTCGGACCAGGTCGCCTATCCGCTGCTCGACGACCCGGCCCGTCCGGGCTTCGTGCATGAGGGATATTGGCGCCAGGCGCGCGAGCTGCTCGGGCCGCTGATCACGCTTGCCCGCGGCGCCCGCGCGGTGCTGGTCGGCGGCCATTCCATGGGCGGGATCGAGGGCCACCTGATCGGCCACGCCCTGGCGACCGCGCCGGGCGTCGGCCCGGTCCGGGTCGTCTCGCTCGGCGCCCCGCAGGGCCTCGATCCGGTCGCCGCGGCGGCGCTCGGCGCGGCCGTCCCGATCGACCGCCTGGTCCTGCCGCTCGACCCGGCCCCGTTCTGGCCGTTTGGCGGCCGGAACCGGGTGACGCTCCGGCCGGCCGGCTGGGCGCATCCGGCGCCGGCGATCCGCCTGCCCGCCGCCGGGCCGTTCTGGCGGCGCCATGCGCTCTCGTCCTACATCCGCGCGCTTTCGAAACTGGAGACCGCCCCGTGAGCTTCCCCTTCATGCCCGGTCGCCCGGGCTCGCTCGGCCTCGCCACCCTGCCGGACATCACGCCCGACCCGTTCGCCTTCGCCGCGATCGTCGACGCCGCCCGGAACGCGGTCGTCACCTCGGCCCCGGTCGAGGTCACCGGGACCGACGCCCCGGCGCCGGTGACCATCTCGGGCGAGCCGTCGGCCCGCTTCCGGATCAACGGCGGCGGCTGGGTGACCTCGGCCACGATGCCGGCCGGCGGCGCGACGCTCGAGCTGCAGATGACCGCCTCCGGCGACTGGTCGACCGAGTTCGCCTGCCTGCTCAATATCGCGGGCGTCACCGCCGGCTGGTTGGTGACCACGGCGGCCGAGCCGTTCTCGCTGATGGCCGCGCTCACCGCCGCGACCGCCGCCGATATCCAGGCCGGCGGCGAGACCCTGCTGGTCACCGTCGCGGCCGAGACCTGGGCGGCGACGCTCGGCGAGGACAACGCGGTCACGACCGCCTGGCTCGATTCGTTCGCCGGCAACGGCGACTGGGCGACGATCCGCGCGTCGCTCGATTTCTCCCACGTCACCCGGCTCTCCGACAGCCAGGCCCGCATCGACCTGCCGCCGGTCCCGGCCTACGAGATCGCCGCGCCGGAGATCGTCACCGCCGACTTCCCGGCGACCGTCTTCGCCGGCGCGACCGACCCGGCGGTGATCACCGTTGGCACGATCTCCGCCGTCGCCGCGACGATCGCGACCGAGGCCCGCCACGTCTGGCGGCAGAACCTGGTCGGCGAGGTCACGACCGCCTATCTCTGGCACTCGGTCGCCTTCCCGAAGGGCGCGGTGCCGGCCGGCTACCGCCTGCAGGCGGCGGCCGACGCGACGCCCTTCGCCGCCTCCTTCCTCGCCCCGTCCACCTGGGACGACGGCTCGCTCCGCTTCGCCATGGCGGCCTACAAGCTGCCCTGGCCGCTCGCCTTCGGCGAGGTGCTCGACGTCACCTTCGCGGCGGTGCCGGGCGAGGAGCCGGTCTGGGCCGGCGACGACCCGGCGACGATCGCCGGCGCGCTGCCGAGCCTCGAGCTCACGTTCAGCGGCGGCGCCTCGGGTACCTCGAGCTTCGCCGGCGCGGTCGCCAACTGGTCGCGGATCTGGGGGCAGGGGTCGGAGGCGATCGCCATCCAGGCGCGGCAGCCGATCGCCGGCAGCAAGCTGCATTGCCTCTGGTGGCTGCTCTATTTCGCCGACGGCAAGGCGATCCCGGTCGTGCAGGTGCTGAACGGCACCGACGAGCAGGACCAGTCGGTCGTCCAGTTGACCGTCAACGCGACCTTCAAGGAGGACGGGGCAACCCAGGCGGGCTACAGCTACACCGGCCTCGAGCTTGCCCACCATGCCGGGCCGATCGTCAACCTGGCCGCCGATTCGACCTATTACCAGGTCGGCGGCGGCGGCGACCCGGTGAAGCTCACGCCCGAGCCGTCCCATCGCATGTGGGCGCTCGCCGGCCTCGCCGCGCCCTACGAGGTCGACCAGGCGACCTCGCCGAACATGGCGGCGATTCCGGCGCTGCCCGGCGACGTCTATGCCGGCGCGGACGCTGGCGTCTACCATCCGACCGACGTCTGGCATTGCGAGCAGGACGTCGGCCTCGGCGGCTACCGGCCCGACATCGGCATGCTGCCCGGCTGGTGCGTCTATCACCTGATGCGGCCGACCGCCGCCTGGTGGCAATATGTCCGCCGGCGCTCGCTCAACTGGCTGCACATGCCGCGCTACTACGTCTCGACGCGCGGCGGCGGCTCGAAGTTCGGCCTGATCAACACGACGCCCTGGGCCGGGCTTCATGCCGACATGCCGGACCGCTACCCCGACTGGGATCGCCTGGACTGCATCACCGGGGTGAGCGACAACGGCACCGGCCAGCATGGCTGGTCGATGTATGGGGCCTATGGCAAGGCCCATCTCGACTACACCCACGACGCCGCGGCGATCGAATACCTGGCGATGGTCGAGGCGTCGCCCTGGTTCGTCTACGCGGTCGAGATGGTGGTCGGCCGCCAGCAATGCGACGGCGGCATCGAGGGCGACGGCGCCGACCAGTATTTCGGCGAGATCTACCGGAGCTTCACGACCGGCCCGGCCTCCGCCCCGGTCACCTATCACGGCAAGCCGAAGTTCCGCGAGGTCCGGCAATGGGCCTGGATGACGCGTTCGGCCGGCTATGCCCGCTTCATGACGCCCGACGACGAGATCAACGCGGCTTACGTCGCCCGCCATCACGCCGAGATCTGGGAGGTGACCAACAGCGTCATCACGATCGACGCCGAGGACGCCTACGAGGGCCGCTCGATCCCGGCCGCCGCCAAGACCCGGCAATGGCTGTTCTGGCCGAACAACCCGCATTCGATCATGCCGCTCTGGCAGGTCGCTCATTTCGCCAAGGTGACCGCCCTCGACCATCGCCGGGGCTGGGCCGAGACCACGGCGACCTTCGACTATGTCTGCCGCGGCTTCATCGCCGCGCTGATGGGCAATCACCAGTATGCGGCGATCGGCTACCGCACCCGGCCGACGCCGTCCGGGGCGAAGAATACCGGCTGGCCCGCGACCGGCTATTTCACGAGTTTCTCCGACGCCGGCTGCGTCCACTGGAACGCCGACGACTGGAACGCCGCGGTCGCCTGGCCGGTCGATCACCCGGACGCCGGCGCCGGCGGCTACCAGCCCTCGACCCATACCGGTGGCGAGAGCTTCGTGCAGCCCTACTTCAACCCGGAGCGGGACTTCTCCTACTTCTACATGCTGATGAGCGCGGTCTTCCTCACCATCTGGGCCGGCGGCGGCAATGCCGACACGGCCGCCGCGCTGGCCTACTGGCTCGCCAACGACCCGCAGACCCGGCTCGGCTCGGGCGGCGACACCAAGACCTTCGAGAACTCGGCGACCTCGGGGCTCACCTTCCGGCACGGCTGGCTGACGCCGGGCGGCGAGACCCTCGCGACGCTCTCCGGCACGCTCGCCGCCGGGGCCGGCGAGGGCGACATCCGGGCCGGCGGCCGGGCGCTGCAGGTCGACCTGGCGAACGGCACCTGGCACGCCGACATCGCGGCCAACGTGCCGGAAGCCTCGGCGCTGCTCGACGCGATCTCGGGCCCGGGCGACTGGTCGACGGTCCGCGCGGCGCTCGACTACACGGCGATCACCCGGGATTCCGACACCCGGATCACCCTCACGCTGCCGCCGGTCCCGGCCTACTCGATCGCGGCGGCGGATCCCTGGACGCTCGACATCCCGGTCGCCGCGCTGGCGACCTGGATGTCCGACCCGACGCCGGTCTCGATCGTCACCGTGGCGCCGCTCGCGACCTCCGCCACGGCCTCCGGCCCGGTCTGGGACGGGATCAGCCAGGCCGAGGCCCAGGCCGGTGGCCAGACGCTCACCGCCGATCTCGTCAACGCCACTTGGCATGCCGGCATCGGCGCGGTCTCGGTCGAGACGACGGCGCTGCTCGACGCGCTGACCGGCAACCGCGACTTCGCGACGATCCGCGGGCTGATGGACGCGAGCCACGTCGAGCGGGTCTCCGACACCCGGGTCACCATCACGCTCCCGCCGGCGCCCGCCTACGACCCGGGCGGCAGCGACGAGACGATCATGCTCGACCTCTCGCCGGCGATGTTCGCGACCTACGAGAGCGACCCGTCGCCGCTCGCCGTCGGCACCGTCATCGCCGCCGTCGATCCGGGGCTGAAGTTCCGCGACGAGTTCGACGGCCCGACCGGCGAGATCCTCGAGGCGGGCGGCCATCTGCCCGACGTCGGCACCGGCTGGATCGCCTGGAACCGGCACGCGGACGATGGGCGCAACATGCAGACCAACGGGGCCGGGCAGGCGAGCAAGAGCAACTCGGGCATCGTCACCGCCTATGCCATGGTGCCCGACACGCCGCTCGCCGCCGACCAGTATGTCGAGGGCGACAGCGGCGGCGCGACCGACGATCCGCAGACCGGCCTGATGCTCCGCGCCGTCGATCTCGACAACAAGTACCACCTGCACACGCGGGTGAACGGGATCCTGCGGATCTACCGGACGGTCGGCGGCGTGCAGCCGCCCGAGATCGCCGGCACCGGCTTCGACGCCTGGGCGCCGGGCGACACGCTCCGCTTCGAGGCCGAGACGATCGGAGCCGCGGTGCAGCTCCGGGTCTATGTCAACGGCGACCTCGTGCTCTCGCACGACGACACCGACGCCGACCGGATCACCGCCGCCGGCAGCGCCGGCATGGTTGCCCGCGGCGCCCTCAACACCGGCGACCATTACTGGTCGCGTGTCCTCGCCGGCGACCTGGCCTGATCCAGGCGCCGGTCTCGCCTTCTGCGCGGCGTCGGCCTCATGACGGGCGCTTCGATACGACGATTTATGACTCGATTTCTTAAGGAAAACTCTGGCAATAGATAGTTTCGGGCGGCGGAGTTTGCGCTCGTCGTCAGGGTCTGCCAGGGAGCAGCGTAGCGTGAGTCAGATTGAATCGGCAGCCGTCGCCGGGCATCGCGACGGAGCCGGCGCGATGCGTCCAGAAGTCGATTATAGGCCGCAGCTCGACAGCCTGAGGGCGCTCGCCGCGCTCGGCGTCTTCATGCAGCATTTCCTCGCCGAGGATAACCTTTTCCGCTCGACCCTGCCGATGGGCGATCTCGGGGTGCGGCTGTTCTTCGTGCTGTCGGGTTTCCTGATCACCGGCCTGCTGCTGCAGGGGCGCGACCAGATCGAGCGCGGCGTGGCAAGCGGCACCACGGTCGCGCGGAATTTCTTCGCCCGCCGGGCGCTCCGGCTGTTCCCGATCTATTTCC